TTACCCGTTGCCTTTTGGCGGCGGGTTTTTCTTTATGCTTAAAATCCCTTTGATTTGAGCTAAAACGAGTTCCTGATGTTCAGTGGAGAGCTGATTAATTAGGCTGAGAAGTTCATTGTTGACCTCTGTAGTCCTAATATGGGATTGGGGATTATCGGTTCGCCCCAAAAGATAATCTACTGAGCAATCTAGGTAATCAGCAATTTTGGCTATTGCCTCAAGGTTTGGTGCGGATTTTCCACTTTTCCAATCGCTTATGTTTCCAGTTGAAATTCCAGTAGCTTTGGATATTTGATTAGCCATTCCTCGCTTTTCGAGAATTTTCATTAAGATTGGTACTTTTACAACATTTTTTTCAGACATAGTAAATCCTCCTTGACAACTCTCGCGTTTGCGAGTATAATGTAAATAACACGGAACCCTACGTGAACTATTGGTAGCCGTAATTGGCAGAATGGAGAAAACAGTATGAGTATGAATGAATCAGTGAAAAGAACTAATGCAGCACCTCTTGTAGAGATACGCTCAAATGGCAGTGGAACAACGGTTTATATCGATGGAAAAGAAATAGAACTTGTAGAGTCTGTTTCGTTCGAGTTTGACCCCATGAGAAATTTAAATCCCATCTTGACGCTCAGAATAAGAGCCTGCAATTTCTGCATAACCACCAACACTATACCCAACCTCCCTGCTCCGTGGGCAGAGTTTTATGAATTTAAGCCCAAGTATAAAGACCTGATATTAATTGATTGATTAGCTAGTCAATCATTAGAATGATCCTTTTTCTTTTGGCATACTGTTAAGGATTGACCAACAGGGTATTCCTTTGGCAAAGTACACAGATATTGATAGCAGTATGGGTAATCGCAATCATATCCGATTATTGTATCATCGGTCAGTGATTTCAGATGAATTACTACAGCTCTTTCTGTTTGAATCGTTTTACAAAAACAAGTCGTGCCCGTGCCTAACATATCGCACCTTCTTTCACAATCAATATAACGCCTGATATGGCAGAATGGAGAAGTAAATTATGAACACTAAAGCCCAAATCGACGAATCTGTTAAGTCTTCAATCAACGAGATTATTAAAAATCTCTCAAGCAAAGTTGATGAAAAGACAAAAGAAGATTCTTGTGATCCTGAAACCCTTGTATTGTACACCAAAGCGCTTATGAACAGTCTTTGCGCAGCTCAGAGGTTTGACTTTGTCACTGGAAAGTACGGTGAAATTATCGACATAGATACAGAGCGTATGCTTAAGCGAACAGTTGGTAATATAACGGAGTTAGTTCTCAAAACTTGTGTGAGCAACCAGAACGTTGATGATCTGCTGAACTTTATTAGACTGCTGGACTTAACCATGCTGGCCTGGAAAAGACTCTACAGCTTTGGAGAATACAATCCCTATGTTTGATTGTTAATCCGGAATTTTGTCCCATTTCCCCAAGCCATCCGGAATAATATTTGATTTTGAGCCTTTGAGAGAGTCAATAGTGTCAATACCGCTGCTCTGAGTATAAACATCATCGGCTGCTGCTTCGGGAGTAGGATAGAACCCTCCACATTCATCGCCCAGCCATAAGGCATATTTTTTCACATTGCGATCAAACTTGATTTCAATCTTTCCAATAGGACTATCGTAAATCCACATAATTTTTCTCCTAGCCGCCCTTCGGGGCGGCATTTGTTGTTTTTCAACAAATGCCATTGCTATAATTTGTTGTAATATGCCAAATCTCGCAAAAACGAATATATTTCACTTGACAATGTTCGCACTTGCGAGTATAATATAAGCAAGGTTAAAGAACTTAACCACATTATAACACATAGGATAGGTTATGTCAATAGATGTAATCTGTAAATTGCGCAAGAGACAAGGTGGTGAGAAAATGACAATTACGATGAGCGGCAAAACAATAGGCGAAAACATCAAGCTGGCGAGAATGCAGGCGGGTATCAGCCGGGCTAAGCTCGCCGAGGAACTCTGTGTTTCGGAGGTCATGGTGTACAAGTATGAGACTGATTCAGCAAACGTACACCCGCGCAAGCTTAAGAAGATTGCAGAGGTCTGCGGTGTATCGGTCGAGGAGCTTACGGCGATAGGCGCTTGATACAACAGTTTTTTCGTAAACCGTAATGTATTTAAGGAAGGAGGTGAACCAACATGTTTACAAACAGAACCCCCGACGGCAGAAACAACATCTGCGGCATAAAGGTCAAGGAACTCCGCAAGGGATTAAGAATCTCGCAGCACGAACTTTCCAACAGACTTATCGTTAACGGTCTGGACATCGACAAGAACGCTGTACAGCGTATCGAGTCCGGGCAGAGATTTGTAACGGACATTGAGATAATCTACCTCGCAAAGGTACTCAATATTTCCGTTGAAGAACTTATCAGGAGGTAAAACCAGTGCTGACAACAGCAGAACTGAACAACAAGCTCAATGAGCTTACAATTGAATACCGCAAGGTAGTTGATACCGGAAACACGACAGAGATCCTGCGCTGGGTGCTTTCGACAGCCGAATTCATCAGAGAGATGTATGAGGAAGCAATATCAGCAAAGGGAATGACAGAGAATGAGCGCGAGGCTTTCACGCTTGCGAACTGCGCAAGCGACCTTAACCGCAAAACAATAAAGGCGCTACTAATAGACCGCCTTTCGAAGGAGGCAGCACAGAAATGAACAAGAACGAGGACAAGCAGAAGGCGCTTGCAGCACTTGCTGAGGCGCTCAAATACACACGTGTAGGATCTGTAATCACATCAATCGAGGTATCCGATTCGGGCGATGCCGCGCTGGTGTATCACAAGTCCGGCGATGGTACCATTAAGGCGATGAGCGTCAACATCATCGGTGACAGCGCCCTGGGAGCAATAATGGACGTCTGCAAGGCGCTTTCAAACTGATAAGAGGCAAGCAAGTGAACAAGCCCCAATGTCATACAATGAACGGAGGTGATTATTATGGCACGACCGACCCCGAAAGAAATACTGGAACTCAAGCCGCATATCGTCGAGCACGTCTACGATGAGAACGGAAAAGAGATCGGGTGGATAGCAGACAACTTCGTCGTTCAGACGCAGAAAGAGGTTGATGATATTCTCAAGGAACTCGGCAGGATCTGGGGCGAATCGTGCGCCCGCAAAGCCCGCGAAAAGCAGCTTGCCTCAAAGTCCTGACATTACGGCAAGCCATAAGAAAGGAGAAATTATGCCTAACTATTTTGGAAAGCAAAGGCTCGTTCGAATCCTTTACAATTATCTGGAGTGGACAGCTCCGGAGAAACTCGCAGAACTTAAGCGCGAACTCAAAGAAGCAGGCGAATACAGAAAGTACGAAATAAAGTACACGAAGCGCCGGGGCGACGAGTGGCTTAAGGCTCATATTTACTTTGATCGTATCGAATATCGCTTTGAGATGCATGCTTGGGGGAAAGAATCCAAGCGCGTTACCCTCATCGAAAAGAAAGTCATTGGCGACTACGACGACGAGAGCATTACGCAAACTTTTGCCGGAACCGCCCACTATGACGAGAACTTTAACCCGGTGGATACAGACACATCACATTGCAGTGATTTGCTGGCTTTGCAATCGATTGCAAAAGTTGGACAAGCCTCGTAGCAGCATAAGGACGGTGAACAAGATGAGGAAAAACAAAAGGCGCACAAGGGTCGAAACAGTACTCAAGTACGCGATAATCACGATGTGCGGATTGATCCTCTTCACGCTGGCGAACGATTCCGCAAATGCCGAACGCATATCCAACAGCGTGGGTGGCGAGGCAGTGTTCGTTCTTCTGCCGGTGCTGTGGTGGGTCATTGAAAGGACAATAAAGGATTCGGTTGCGGAAGCCAGGAAAGCCAAGCGCAACAGAAATGAGAGGACATGGCGATGAGCGAGAAGAAAACGCTGCACAATGTGTGGCTCATACAGGACAAGGTTCCAATTGATGAGTCGGCGGACAATGTTCCGGTCGATGATCCTGATGACTCTGAGAGAAAGCCCAAGTATTTTGCTGGACTGGCAATAAGCGAAGTCACCGGGAACCAGGTTTCAAGGTTTGAACCGCTGTCCGCTGCTACTAAAGTATATAAGAATGAGAAAGGTGCGAAAATAGGCGCGCGCATGGCGGACAAGTACTATGAAAGTCCGTTCATTACCCCGGTGTTCGTTGAGTACGCGGAGTTTGATGTGCCGGAAGAACCGCTGAAGCCCTTAACCCCTGCTCCGAAGGAGACGCCGGCGCGTACTCCTTTGTCGGCTGTCCCTGAAAGCGAACTTGGTGGTTGGATTGCGCTGGACAAGCTTTGTGGCAACTATCCGCTGATGCTGCGGAAAAAGGTCGGCACCATTTTTCGTTTTGCAATCGCTTTCAACGAAAAGGATATCCGTTACTTGCCTGCCGAAGAAATCTTCGCCTGGACGCGGTACTTTGAGGAATGCACCAGCTTCGTGGTCGGCAGGATCCGCAACCGCCGCATAGCCGAGGGCAAGGACCCGGACGGCGCTGATGACTGGAAGAAAGGCAGCGGTACATAATGGCAACACAGATATGCCCTATATGCAAGAAGGGCGAAGACCATGAAGTTGGTTCATGGGTAAGATGTCCGCGATTTGCAGCGCCTGTATGCATGGAGCACTGCAACGAGTGCAGGTTTTTCAGCGGATACGAAACATCGGTAGTTCACTGCTACTTCGGCAGCAAGGACGAACCGAACACAAAAAAATAAAGCCTTGAGCAAAGACTCAAGGCTGAAACAAAACAGGGAAATGAATTAAAAATATCCTACTTAAATTATACATCATTTCCCTTTAAAAGTCAATAGGGAGTTTTCAAAAAAAGCGGCGGTAGAGCCGCTTTGACGGCCTTGTAATGAGTATTAACTTTTCGGACATTTTGTTCTTCAAGCGGAAAACTCCCTCGACAGTCAGGGGGGAATGATAGTGCGACGGAACTTTATCCGGGAAAAGGCATTCGACGCTCGGAACAGTCGATACAAAGAGGTTGAGCTTTTCGAGTATTCGGAGGAAGAGCAGGAAGCAGTAAGGCAGAGGAGGAAAACACGCACTCGGGCATCTCCTCCTAAAATCAAGAGCCTTAATGATAAGAACAGTCGAAAGCACTTCCGATGGCTCTTGTTCAACAACTTTGTCGAGGGTGATTATCTTGTTTCACTGACCTTTGACAACGAACACATACAAAAGAGCATTCCTGAACGTAAGAGAGAATTTACCAATTACATAAAGTGCTTAAGGCGTTTGTATGTTAAGAACGGCCTTGAATTAAGGTACTTATATGTGATCGAAGGCGTGAACGACGAAGCGCGCTTCCATTATCACCTGGTTATCAATAGCGGGAACGGTAAAGTTACAAGAGATGAGGTTGAGCGGCTGTGGAAGTGTGGCGAACATACGAACAGCAAGCGTTTGCAGCTAGACAGTGATGGTACCTTTACCTCTCTTGCAGTCTACTTGATGAAATCCAAGGATACAAAGAAGAAATGGGAACGCAGCTGGAATGGTTCGCATAACCTCAAGCGTCCAGAAATCACCACCGATGACAACAAGGTATCAAGAAAGACCATGCGGAAGATCCAAGACGCTGCACGAAACGACGAGGTCAGAGTGATCATGAGCAAGGTATATCCGAAGTTCAAGGTCATTGATTATGAGATTGGTCAAAACCCTGTCACAGGTCGGGATTATGCAAGATTCAGAATGATCAGGCTCGAGTAGAGCCAGATACAAGCGAACTCAGCAGTAATGCGGGTTCAGGCAACAAAACAGGTCAATTACCCCGGACATGAGCGGCGCAAAGCCCAAAAAGCCGCGCGAAATCAATCGGGGTGCTATATAGGAGGAATTTTATGAACAGCGAAACACTTAAGCAGCTCGGAGAACCGAGCAACGATATGGAGCGTGAGATATTTGAGTATCTCACTGCTTGCAGTGACCCAGAACTTGATACGCGAATTCTTGAAAAGAAACTCAGCTTAGAGGGGTGTTTAGAGTTTTGCTTCAAGAAAGGCAAGGCTAATGAGGTGAAGGTCAAGAATTACGGTGTATCCAAGATATCAGAAGAGCAGCATTGGAAGTGGGTTCGTGGATATTTCGGCATAAAAGAAGAAAGTGTGTCAGCAGGAAAGCCGCTGCCGATCCCTGTGCAGATGAGCGCAAAGAAACCTGTCATCAGCTTTGATGACCTTCTTTAAGGTGGTGCTGGTATGATAGCATACAAGGAACTGTCGGGAACAATGTTCACCGAGAACATCACCTTCAAAATGAAAGCATCAAAGTCAAGATATAGCAGGAACTATGAATCAACAGGTGTGTATACTGCTAAAACGGTATTCACTAAAAAGCATACTTGCGTCTTATCCGTATGCCTCTATTTGCCCACTGAAAAAGAAAACGAATGGACGCTGGGAGAGAGGCATTTTCTTACCGAGAACGGGGAAATGGCAAGCGAGGCGTACCTCGGTGATGGCGCATTCAAGCGTGGTGAGTTCAAGATAGGCAATGGAAATGTTTCGACACGATGGGGCTACGATTGGTATTGCAGTTTTTCATGGACTTTACGGAGTGGTTTCGCAGACGCATATGCATTTCCCTATGGTGATGCAGATAAGACAATAGGAGATTTCCTGAAACGATTTGACGCTTTTGCAGGATATGATGTACATGATTCCACTTTCACTCCTAAGTGTATGTTAAGCTGGTTGGCAGATTATCAGGTTGATTTCTTTAACGATAAAATCAAGAAAGCCACACAGCGCCGCAATGCTAGGGTTAGGGATCTTATGTATCCATATTCTGACACTCCCGAGGATATGAAGAAATGGATATTCACCGAGCGGCTCAAATTGGCTCCGTGGTTTTACAGCTATTCCCACAAGCATACTCAGAAGGGCAAGTGCTCTGTATGCAAGAACGAATCGCAATTGGACGGAGTTAGGGATTACGCCAAAAGAATATGTCCTGTGTGCGGAGCAGAAATTCAGTGTATTAATATACGCGCAAAACGTTATACAGCATATTGCGCCAAGAAGATAGACTGGGCGAACAGCTGTGACACTGTATATCATCAGATATTATCGGATGGTAAGTTCCTTAGCCGATACTTCTTTTCTATAACACGCTATGAGTATGACATTGACACCGGCGAAATAAGCAGAAAAGATGAATTAACCGAATACCGCCGTGATTTTTGGGAAATTGTTCGTGAACAGCAAATTGCAGCGCTTGACTCGGTTTATGAAAAGAGAGCTGAATGGGAGAAAGTTAGTCGGAGATCTATTCGGTATGTTAATCTCGGAGCATGCTGGCCGGGAAATCTCGCTGAACTGGTGCACGCAACTGGGATACCAACTATACAGAACATGGACATTGCACCTCTCTGTGAAAAGTGGAACAGGCACATCATAGAATTGCTGAATGGCTTGAAAACGGCTCCCGTTGTAGAAAACCTTGGTAAAGAGGGTTTACATAGTCTTGCAGAGTCAATTATTTATGGTTATGGCGCTGCCGATGGGCTTGGAGTATGCTCTTCAAACAAGCCGTATAAATATCTCGGCGTGAGCAAAACAATTCTTCCTTTTTTCGCTGAAATTGATGTTTCTGTTTTTCAGGTAAAAGTGTGGAGAGAACTTGGGCTGACGGAAAAAGATATTAAGGCATTTTGTAAGCTTTGTAACGAATGCGCTGAGCATTTAAGCGAGGTTTCAAAGATTATGCTTAAATATCGGTTACCCATTGTTCGTCTTAGCAACTATCTTGAAAAGCAGCGGACAAAAATGCAACGTAAATCCGGTGTAGGTATTTTCTTCATAGATTATGTCGTGGCAGCGGAGAAGCTTGGATTTGACCTTACGGGCAATCGCGAATTATTCTTTCCTCAGGACATAAAGAGGGAACATGACAGGTGCAATGACCTGGTATTCATCAAGGAATCTACGGTTCAGAATGAACATTTGCAGAGAAGAACGAAACTGCTTGAGCGGCTTTCATACAAGGATAAGAAGTTTATTATTCGACCGCTGAGGACAATACAGGACTTTGTCAACGAAAGCAATAAGCTGGATCATTGCGTAAAGACTTATACCAAGCGGTGTGTTGAAGGAACTGCAAACATTTTCGGGCTTAGGAAAATTGATGAACCCGATGAACCATATTTTACTGTAAATATAAGCAGCGACGGTAGGCTCATTGAAAATCACGGTCTACACAACGTCTTGCCGACTTCAGAGGTCAAAGCCTTTGTTGATAAGTGGCTTAAGGTTGTAACTAAACGGTTGGAAAAGGAACCGATTGATGCATCCGAGAAGGAAGAAACCAAACAAAATATACGAATAGGAGCGTAACACATGAAAACATGCCAGTATTACAAGGGCACCGAGCAAGTCGGTGCTGATTCGACAAGGATCCTCTGCTCATACATGGCGAGCGGCGGAAAAGTTTTCAAAAACAATGACCCGGAAAGTGCGGCTCTGATACAGTGCTGTTGGCACGCTGAGAAAGCGGAAAAGGAGTGTCCGCTTTGGAACGTTGAAACGGCGGACACCATTCTGTACAAGCCGGATGCAGTTCCGAATGACGAGTGCGAAGATGTTGACGGAATCGAATTCAGCGAAGGTGAAAAGCTTCAGATGCTTGCGGACGGATTCCGCAAGATGAGCAAGACGTGCCCCTACTACTCCAGCGAATATGGCAAGGTTGAGGTGAACTATCTCGGCGCTATGGAATTCGAATGTGAACACACCAAGATGATATTCGCAGAGGAAAGCAAAGCTGGCGAATGGCTTGAAAGATGTTGCTCGGCACCGGAAAAGTGCTATCACTACCGTAAGGCTAAGGAAAAGGAGGGACAGCCAGTGGAACAGCAGGCATTCACGACGGAGATTGCAGAAAAGACAGATACATCGATATCAACTGAACGTCAGGACCGAGCGGCGCAGCTTACGCAGCGGATCATGGCAAACGGCAAGATCGCCGCAAGCTCCATGATAGATATGGGGCGTGATCTCAAGGCAGTTCGCGACGAGCGGCTCTTCACCGAGATGGGGTATGAGAATTTCGAGGAGTACTGCGAAAAGAAAATAGGCATAGGCAAGCGCCATGGCTATAACTTTATACAGATTTACGAGAAATTCGGAGAGGAAAAGCTGGGACAGCTTCAGCAGCTCGGTATTACCAAGCTGCTTGAAATTGCAAAGCTGGACGATGAGGACGCCGATGACCTCATGCAGAATAACGATGTGAATGCCCTTTCAGTACGCGAACTCAGTGCAAAGGTGGACGAATACCGCAACAAATTCGAGCAGTTGACCTTGCAGCTCGAGGAAGAAAAGAGCAAAAACGCCGAAAGCGACTCCCTTGAATCGCAGGTTGAAGAACTTAGGAAGCAGCTTGAAGCTGCACGTCAGGCTAACGAGAACATGAAGTCAGGCGCACATAATGCGGAAAAGCACTTTGAAGAGCAGAAAGCAGCCTTGCTTAAGGAAAAGGAAGCGCTTTCAGAGCAGATCAGGGAGCTTGAAAGCCGACCGACTGAAAAGACAGAAATCTCCGAGGAAGAACGGAACGCACTCATTCAGCAGGGACGCGATGAAATGTGTAAAGAAAAAGACGAGGACTGGAGCAACGTCGTTGAACTGGCAAGAAAGACGGCGACCCGAAATACAGAGAAGAAATTTACTGAGGAAATCAGCAGTCTCAAGATTCTGAACGATGAGCTGCGCAAGGTCGCTGACGGTGCCAAGGAGTCCACGAAGAAGTACAAGGACGAGGTTGAAAAGTTGAGAGCCGAAAATACTGCTTTGCAATCGAATGCACAGGTGGTCGAAGCTCTTGCACCTGCTCCGACGAGTGGCGCACGGGATAAGGTAAAGTTCTACTTTAAGCAGATAGAAACAGCATTCACCGCTGCGACAGAGGCTGTGTCCGAGGCTGATACCGAAGAGCGTGCTGAACTTACTTCAGCGCTTAAGAAAGTGTTGGAACGCATGGGCGCGATATTAGAACAGACCTAATAATGGGAATGTCAGATTGAATTCGGGTGGGGAGCATTCCCTACCCGGAAACAATCCATTGTTGAAAGGTGAGAAATTGTGAAGAAAAACAATGAAATCCAGAACAAGTGCGGTCATTGCAAGTATGCCTACGTCAAGAAGTACGGTACAAGCGTGTACTGCCAGATTCACGACGATACGCTTAAAGGCATCAGCTCAAAGGCTTGTGAGAAGTTTGAGGAACGAACAGACAAGGCAGAGGAAGGAACGTACCATGGATAAAACAAATAAGTGTCCATTCTGCGACAATCCGAACTGTCATATAACTAAGGCACAGGTACTGGCAAGAGGTCCGATACTGGAAAGGAACGCCGATTATATCATGCATGATGAAACCGATGAATACCCAAGGTTATACACATTCAAAGGTGTTCCTGCTTTGATTACATACAGCGCTCTTTTCCCTGATCCAGACGAGCCAAGCCCTCATGTGTATAACCGTGTGCAATATGACGAGGATTTCGATAGCTACGACGGCTGGCTTAGCTGCGATATCGAAAATCCTATGGAATTCCCAACCGAAGCCGAAATGCTTAATGAGATTTTAAGCAATAACAGCCTGACAAAAATAAAGGAGATTGATTGCGATGCCTGATACAAACTGGCTTGAAAAGACCAAGGAAAGCTACAACGATTACTACAAAACGTATCGTGCCGCGTGGTGCAGATGTTCCGGACTATCGATGATGGATTCCTCCTGCTGGGAGCAGATCCAGGCGGAGGATCTCTACACCGTTTCCCGTGCCAAGAAAAAGCACGTCAGCATTGATATGAAGCACGTTTGTGCATGGTACAGAGTTACAAACGGCTATGTTCCCATGTTCCGAGCGGCACGGAAAGACGGTGATAACAGTGGCTGAACAGAGAAGAAGGGCTCTTACTCCTTTTGAACGCCAGCAGATTTATGGTAAATTCGGCGGTCACTGTGCTTACTGTGGCTGCGAAATCGCAATCAAAGAAATGCAGGCAGACCATATGATCCCGCTGCACCTCGGCGGCGCTGATGAGATTTCGAACCTCTCCCCTGCGTGTCGAGCTTGCAATCATTACAAGTCCACATATACCGTTGAGAAGTTTAGAGCAGTAATACAGCAAGCGCCGGCGGTGCTAATGAAAAGCAGCGCAACATACAGGAACCTCGTCCGGTTCGGGCTAATTAAGCACCCGGAAAAAACTGTGGTGCGGTTTTATTTCGAAAGGGAGTGAGCGAGAATGACATCAGAAGAAGCAATCGCAATCATACGCAGAAAAACAAGTATCCCTAATAACGGAGAAGCCTTTGAGGATATTGAAAAGGCTTACGATATGGCTATTGAAGCCCTTGAAAAGCAGATATCCAAGAAACCTATCCAAAACCGCAATGAAGGTATACGATACACAAGCACCTATTCTTGCCCCAGCTGTGGAGGCAGATTTGCTGGAACAGGGATAGCCGATTACTGCTACCATTGCGGGCAGGCTTTAAGGTGGGATGATATGTTCCGGGAGTGTTTCGGCGAGAGTTCCATTGATGAGGAGGCAGAGAAATGAGTGAACACATAGTGCGCGAACGCGCATTGGAAATCCTGAACGATATAGGCGGGTGCAGAGCAGAACCCGAAAGCTATACAGCAGGCTGGGACGAGGCGATAAACGCTGCGTACGAAGCGATACAGAGCGAGCCAGCCGCTGATGTTGCACCGGTGGTGCATGCACATTGGATAAACGAGCCTCCTTATAGAGCGCTTAATGGGGATTTCAGGAAATCGCAGGAATGCTCGAGGTGTCATAGCACTTATGTCAGCGCCGGGAATACTCCGTATTCCAATCATAAGTTCTGTGCAGAATGCGGCGCCAAAATGGACGGTCCGGTAGAGTGGCTGAAGCTGTGAAAAACTTAAAGCGAATTTCTTTAGGCATAAACCGTGTTGGAGGTGATTAAGAGTGAAAGGCGAACTTAAGATACAGCGTGACCCGACCAGAAGAAAGTTCCGGTGTCCAGTATGGACTGTTACGCTTTTTGCGTGGGAGTTCCCACTCGATAAATTCAGAAAGCGCGTTGTAGCCGCAATACGTAAGATGGACGGGTTTGTCGGGTGGTGTGATCCCAAGGTGTTCTTCCATGAAGATGACAGAGGGATGCTTTATTTCGCACTTTTTGATAGCCAGGCACATGCAGAAGCTGCAAGAGATTTGATTCGTGCCGAGTTTCCGCAGCAGAGCGTCGGCGCAAATTGCTGCTTACATTATGCTGCAAAGGAACCTATCAAGCGGGAGTCCGAAAGTGATACGGGATTTACAGAATTCCTTGCAAAGATGATTCAGAATTCCGTAAATGAAGGTACCAAGCATAATGAGTAAAAAGCGATGCCATTTCTGCGAAGATTTCGCAATGCTGAAAAGCAATGGTGATACTCCATCGGAAATAAAGTCGGTGTATTTAGCAACGCTGGTAAGAAAGTTGATCGTTAATGGCAGGGTTAAAAGCTGGTGCGACTATGGCAGTTACAAGCTGAGATTTTGTCCGGAATGCGGTCGGAAAATTGAACAGGAGGGACAATATGAATAACGACGAAAACGGGTATTACATGCCAATATACATGTGCAAGCTTTGTGGTGAAATCCTTGTAGGCGTAAAAGAGAAAATTACAGACAAGCACTTGGCAATTAGCATCACAGATGCAGTTGGTTGTCTTGGCAAAGGAGCATTTCCATATGTGAGAAGAAAAACACCTCACACATGTGATGACGGTAGCATTGGCATTGCTGATCTAATCGGAATGAAATATTTCGAGGAACAGAAATCATGAGCGAATACATAACCATAGGAGATTGCGCCGCGATATTCCAGGGGCGCAACCTGGACAAAGTCAAGCTGAACACCGAGGGCAAGGGAATCCCCTACATCGTTGGGGCGTCCTGCATGAAAGATGCCCGGCTGAAATGTGAAAAGTACTGCGAGAATTTCGAGAACGAAACAATATCCAAGTTTGGTGATATACTCGTTTCGACCGTGGGAACGCTCGGAAAGGTCGCGATAAACGATATAGGCGACTGCGTCCTTTCTAGACACGTCTGTGCGGTGCGATTCGTTCCGGAAATATTGCCCGAATACGGGCTGCTGTGCCTCTTGGCGTCGCTGGAATTGTGCATACCGCCTGACGATGGCACGCAGACGGGATTTTCCCGAAAACTCGATTGTTCGGAGATTGAGAAATTACCCTTGGTGTACATCGTTCCCGATAAGCAGCGTGAAACAGTTGAGAAGATGGTGCTGCTTGCATCATCATTCTAGAATATGAAGTCAGTAGACAAGCTGGAGAATATGCCGGACGATCCGATTGAGTTGGCAGGTTGGTTTAAGAAAAGGGCTTCCAAGCTCATCAAGGAACAGAACCGTACTCTTGATCAGATAGTAGCAACCATAAAATCCGGGTGGGACAACGCGCCCGAGGAAATAAAACAGCTTATGTTGGAGGACATAAAGACATGAGAATTGACAGCGTAATAATTGAAGTGCTTGCAAAAGCAGAAGTGAGCGGCAACACGCTGCGCCTTACAGAACAACTTGACCGAAAGACATATCAGCAGGTCAGCAAGGTGCTTTCGGCAATCGGCGGCAAGTGGAACAGCCCCAAGAAGTGCCACGTCTTCGCTGACGATGTAGAGGATATCCTGCAGAGCATTATCCTCACTGGCGAATACACCAGCGAGAAAGCAGAATATCAGTTCTTTCCGACCCCGGACGAGCTTGCCGCCGAAACAGTAAGGCTGGCACACATCACGCCTGACGATGTGTGCCTTGAGCCCTCGGCAGGCAGAGGAGCAATCGCCAAGTATATGCCCGGCTGTGACTGTGTGGAGCTTAATTCGAAAAACCGCGCTTTCCTTGAAGAACAGGGGTTCAAACTGGTGCATGATGATTTCATGACGTTCGAACCGGACAAGCAGTACAGCGTGATCGTAATGAATCCGCCGTTTGCCAAACAGCAGGACATTATCCACGTCACCAAGGCAATACACATGGCTACACGCTGTGTTGTTGCAATCATGTCGGCGTCGGTGCTGTTCCGCACTGATAAGCGCACAACAGAGTTCCGCGCTCTTGTGGAAAGCTATGGCGGTACCATTGAGCCGCTGCCGGAAAGCTCGTTCAAGGAGAGCGGCACGGCCGTGAACACTTGCAGAGTGGTAGTTAATAATGGGTAAAAAGGAGTACCAACATGATAATTAAGAAACTCGCAAAGCTCGTGAAAAAGGCACATTACCTTGGCATAACCTCTACGATCAACGAGCGGTCACAGCAGTGGCTCGGAGGAAATTGGGGGCTTTACGACATCTCCGATTTGCCTTCGATAACGTATGGACAGGCTTGTGCCATGTTCGATTTCAATGCAAAGACAATCGACAATACATGGGATGATAGCGACGGGGCGTGTATACTTGCTAAAAAGGTTGAAACGGCCTGCAAATTCAGAAGATTTGAAGCCGACGAAATCGAAATACACTCCACATTCTTCGGAGAAGAGATGAAAGTCGTTGTCGACAAAGACCAGACTGCGTTTGCGTTTATTCCCGCTGAGCTGCTTTCGCCCATCGTTGAAACAGAATATACACAAAAGGTGCTTATTCAGGGCGAGGACGATGCTACATATCTGCTTGTATACAACGGTTTACAGTTGGTTGCAATGATTCCGTCACTTGTATTCCGAAAGGAATGGTGGACTCCTGGCGGGAATCGCAGACCAAGATTTACAACTGCATGAGCCTTTATCTGAATACTTTGGCAGCTGAGGAGGAACGAAGAGCGGCAAGCGATTCCGAGGTCGAACATCAGTATACGTTCGATGAGAACGAGGACACGGAGGACGAGGAAGATGCTGAATAACGAAATAGGAAGTCAGTTGAAAAATTTACGAGAAAGAAAAGGCTTAACTATTGAGCGGGTAGCCTATGCTGTTGATGAGATCCCCAGCGAGGTCGAGTTTTGGGAGAGCGGCAAGCTCAAGCCCTGCGCCGATGCAAAGAGAAAGCTGGAGTTCCTGTTTAGCTGTTTTGGTGACGATCACAAGGAACTTGCAAAGGTAAACGAGGAAAACTATTCCGACTTTTTCAATTATCCAGAATGCATTGACGTTCCTGAAAATTTCCCATCTTGGCTCAAGGCACACGGCTTTTTCGCTGCTCCAGCCTCCCTTGGACATCATGGAAACCAGCGCGGTGGACTTTATATACACTCTAGTCAAGTTGCAGCCGAGCTGGAGAAATATACGCGAAACCTCGGATTGCAGTGGAACGAAAGCAGGAGCGCTTGGCTTGTCGGGATGTTCCATGACCTTTGCAAGGTCGATGACTACTGCTACAACTGGGCCGGCGACAAGTGGGAATGGAACAAGAACCAGATACTCACAGGTCATGGCGAAAAGTCCCTGATAATGCTCCAGCGGCATATTACCCTCACTGAACAGGAGATAGCGTGTATTCGCTGGCACATGGGGTCGTTTACCGATCAGAAAGAATGGGAGTATTACGGCAGAGCGGTTGAACGGTACCCGGCTGTACTCTTTACTCACACTGCTGATATGTACGCGTCACACGTTCTGGGGGTATAAATGCAGCACATAGAAGATAACGAACAGATGATACTTATTCGCTGGGCGCAGTTCGAAAGCGGCAGACACCCCGAGTTGTCGTTGCTGTTTCATGTCCCGAACGGCGGCAAGCGCAGCAAAGTCGAAGCTGCAAGGTTCAAGGCGATGGGAGTGCAGGCGGGTGTTCCAGATCTGTTTCTCCCTGTTCCGCGCGGCGCTTATCACGGACTGTTTATCGAGATGAAAGCTCCAAATGGGCGGACGTCTAATGCACAGAACACTTGGATAGAAAAGCTGAAGAGCAACGGATATGCAGTCGAGGTGTGCTATGGCTTTGAGGCGGCTCAACAAACGCTGCTCTCATACCTTGACGAAAAATAGCCGTTTGCAATCAATTTCACAGGGAGGTGTAAAAAACAATGGCAAAGAAAAGAAACTGCAGGCGAACACCGGAAGAAGTAAGTATACATGAGGAGGCTGTTAAACTCCGCAAAATGACCGACGCTCAACTGGTCGAGAAGATTCGCTCCGCGTCTGCGGTGGCAAGTAAGTTTTCTACAGCATTTCGGCAGCAGTCATCTTCGGCAAAGAGTGCCGCTGAATTCCTCGAGGCATTCGCAAATGCCAATATTCCGGGCGTGGGGAAAATAACACTCAAGAAGATGAACACATTCGCAAAAGACAACGGATATCTTTAATAAAGGGGATTGGACGATATTATGACGGTAGCAGAATTAAATAAATATTACCTGCTGGAGGACGCTATTCGAGATGATAAAGAGAGAATCGCGAGGATTGAAGCAAAACTCTGTGGTTCCAGCGCCTTCGATACGAGCGGTGTACCGAAGAATCCTACACCGCGCAACCGTACCGAGGACAGCTTTATCGAGCTGGCACACCTCAAGACGGAGCTTGGCAATGAGGTCAAGGAGTATGAGGCTTTGAAAGTCAGAATTGAGCGGTATATCGCGCGTATCAACGACCTGCTTATTAAGCGCATCATGGAGAAGCGAGTTCTCAAGCATAAAAGCTGGCGTACTGTTGCGGAGGAGCTCGGTGGTGGGAACACCATCGACTCCGTCAAGAAGATGTACTATCGCTACATATCGGACAATCCTGATTAAGTTGTCACCAATGTCCCCCATGTCCCGTCCAATGCGTGATATAATGAAAACATAATCAGATGCAATGCACTCCTCAATTTTTGCGTTCTCGCCCGGCGCAATATAAAATTGAGGAGGTTTTATGTTACCCAGGAAAAAATGTGAAGAAATCAAAGCGGTTGAGATGCCGCCTATCAAGGAGTATCTGAAAGAGATACAGCGCGACGGCAGCGAACTTGGAGCCGATGAGGTGTTAAAGGACACGCTCAAATGGCTCGATTCGCGCGGGATGAAGAACGCTGTATCAATGCAGATGGTCGAGCAGTATGCATTCTCCGTGGCTCGATGGATACACCTTGAGCGGCTTATCTCAAAGTATGGCTATATTGCCAAGCACCCGACCACCGGTGCACCTATTCAATCTCCGTATGTAGCGATGGCTCAATCTTACATGAAACAGGTCATCGCGATACGGAGTGAAATCAATCTTCAGCTTAAAGAATCACGTCCCGCGCCGACGACGTACGTTCGGGAGGTGGTTTACGGTGAGTAACGAGCTGAACTATTACCTTGCGGACGTTGAGGAGCTTATCCCCTATGCGCGAAATGCCAGGACGCATTCCTCTGCACAGATAACACAAATTGCCGCGTCAATAAAAGAGTTCGGGTTCCTCGCCCCTATCGTCATTGCCGAGGATAACACGATTTTGTGCGGTCACGGTCGCTTTTACGCCGCGCAAAAACTGGGCTTAAAGAAAATACCCTGCGTCAAGGAATCACACCTCACCGAGGCGCAGAAACGCGCATATATCATCGCAGACAATAAGCTGAGCATTAACGCAGGCTGGGATGATGAGTTGCTTGCTGTGGAGCTGTCAGACCTGCAAGGCGAGGGCGTTGACCTATCCATCACAGGTTTTGACGAAAAGGAACTTGCGGACTTATTCGATGATAAAAGCAAATCTGATGTTGAAGATGACGGGTACGACCTGTCAGCCGCATTGGAGAAAGCGGCATTTGTACAGCGCGGCGATATCTGGACGGTAGGCAGACACCGTCTGATGTGCGGCGATGCTACCAGCGCCGATGATGTTGCCGCTCTGATGGGAGGCAAGCGCGCGAACCTGCTCCTGACAGATCCGCCGTATGGCGTATCGTTCAAATCATCGAGCGGCTTGACCATTCAGAATGACAGCATAAAGGACGAAGATTTCTACAGCTTCCTTAAATCGGCTTTCAGCGCGGCGGTCGACTGCCTCGAAAAGGGAGCGGCGGCATACATCTTCCATGCTGATACGGAAGGACTGAATTTCCGCCGGGCTTTCGTTGACGCTGGCTTTCATCTCGCTGGCTGCTGTATCTGGGTCAAAGATAGTCTGGTTTTAGGTCGGAGTGACTATCAATGGCAGCATGAGCCGGTTCTATATGGATTCCTGCAAAATGGTAAGCACTCATGGTATTCAGACCGAAAGCAGACCACCATATGGAATTTCGCTAAGCCTAAGAAAAATGCGAACCACCCCACGTCGAAACCGCTTGACCTGCTTTCATACCCCATTCAGAATTCCACGCAGGAAAACGCTGTCGTTCTTGATACGTTCGGAGGGAGCGGCTCAACGCTTATGGCGTGTGAGCTGACGAACCGTATCTGCTACACTATGGAATTGGACGAGAAGTATGCCTCTGTCATTCTGCGGAGATACGTTGATGATACTGGATGCCCTGATGATGTATTTGTAGAGCGAAACGGTGAAAGAATCCCATATGCTTCACTTGCAAAGGCGGTGGAGCATGAGTGAACTGACTTTAGGCAGTCTGTTTGATGGCAGCGGCGGCTTTCCCCTCGGAGGAATACTTGCGGGAATAACTCCGCTGTGGTCCTCGGAAATAGAACCGTTTGCCGTCCGTGTCACAACAAAGCGACTGCCTCAGATGAAGCACTTCGGCGATGTGTCCTCGCTTAACGGCGCGGAACTTCCGCCTGTCGATATTATCTCGTTTGGCAGTCCGTGTCAGGATATGAGCATTGCCGGAAAGAGGAGCGGCTTGGACGGCGCACGTTCCAGCCTGTTCTATGAGGCAGTCAGGATAATCAAGGAAATGAGGTGTGCAACAAATGGCAAATACCCGCGATACTGCGTGTGGGAGAACGTTCCCGGAGCATTCAGCTCAAACGGCGGCGAGGACTTTCGGTGCGTCCTCGAAAGCCTGTGTAAAATCAAAGATGAAACCGTTTCTGTTCCTCAATATGAGGGATGGACAACAGCGGGATATATCATGGCAAAAGACTTCTCCATTGCCTGGAGAGTCCTTGACGCTCAATACTGGGGAGTACCCCAGCGAAGAAAACGCATCTACCTTGTCGCAGATCTTGATTCCGAACGCGCCGGAAAGATACTGTTTGAGTCAGAAGGCGTGTCGGGGTATTCTGCTGAGAGCTTCCGCGCGTGGCAAAGAACTGCCGCCGCTGCTGAGGGCGGCATTGGAGCGGCAAGCGGGGGCTTAATGAACGCTGCCGGCTTTTGCGCGGAGCATTCGGCGAAAGCACGTGGAATCGGCTACGAGGAAGAAACCTCGCCCACGCTCCGCGCTGGGACGATACCAGCAACTGTCTACGAAAATCATTCACAGGACACACGGTATACCGGACCGCTTGATGTCGCTCCAACAGTAAGTTCGACCTATGGAATGGGCGGGAACAATCAGCCGTTTGTTGTGACCAAAGAAACGAGATGTTTTGATGTAAGATTTACCTCCGAGGGAACAAAGAATGCCAGGCATAATTGCTATGAAACTACTACGTCGCGGACAATAGATACCGGCGGTAATGCGCCGGACTCCAACCAAGGCGGGGTTGCTGTTGTATCCGTCCAGGGCTCGATGATAGGCAGAACGGACAAGAACGGACCGCAAGGCAGCGGAGTGAACGAGGACGTTTCTTTCACGTTGAACGCTACCGACCGTCACGCTGTAGCTTTTTCTCCAGCGCGGGTGTACAGCACGAGCAAGAACTCATACCACACAGAAGCTACCGAGAATGTTGCAGGCACTCTTGTGGCATCTGATTATAAGGATCCACCGACCGTTGCGGAAGAACCTCGATACATCGTCCGGCGGCTCATGCCTACGGAGTGCGCCCGGCTACAAGGCTTTCCGGATTGGTGGTGCGCCGACCTCGGAACAGCGGAGCCAACCGATGGTGAACTTGAATTCTGGCGGCACATCTTTGAAACCCACCGTAATATAACGAGCGGCTCGAATAAGGCAAAATCAGACAAGCAACTCCGCGCATGGCTTAAAAGTCCTCACAGCGATTCAGCCGAATACAAGCTGTGGGGGAACGGCGTTGCTTTGCCCTGCGTTTTCTTTGTCCTTTCGGGAATTGTTTACTATTCACAGTTGAATGTTGAAAGTTTGTGATCTTGTCCACTTGATATATGTTCCTTTCGGAGTTAATATATAGCTGGTCAGCAGGCAGCACCGAGCGGCATAATATACACATAATTCCGCTGTACATTTCGTGTAATATATTGTTCCTAAACCGCTTGCTATTATCTCGCTTTAGAGTTAATATGTACACACCGAAAGGGAAAACAAAGCCAAACGGAGGACACGACAATGAAAAACACACAGGTACAGATTGAGGGCATTAAGAACCAGTCCATAGGCGTTGAGGTCGAGATGAACAACATAACAAGATCGAAAGCCGCGCAGATCGCCGCTGAGTTCTTCGGAACGCACCGCCATGAAAACACCGCCGGCCGCAACGGATACTGCACCTTCTCCGCTTGGGACAGCGAGGGGCGCGAGTGGAAATTCCAGAAAGACGTAAGCATTCACGGACCTGACGGTGAAAAGTGCGAAATGGTCACTCCGATCCTTACATACAGCGATATCGAAACACTTCAGGAACTCATTCGCCGACTTCGCAAGGCAGGAGCCAAGAGCGACGCGACAAGGGGCTGCGGGGTACACGTTCACATCGGCGCGCAGGGACACACCCCACAGAGCCTCAGAAATCTCGCAAATATAATGGCAAGCCACGAAAGCCTTTTAGCAAGCGCACTCAACCTCGACAGAGGAAGAATGAACCGCTACTGCCGCACGGTAAGCCCCGCATTCCTCGAACAGCTCAACCGCAAAAAGCCCCAGACCATGGCGGAGCTTGCGGACATCTGGTACACTAGCCAGAACGCAAGCTACGGCAGGTCAGCGCATTACAACGATAGCAGATACCACATGCTTAACCTGCACGCCACTTTCACCAAGGGCACGGTTGAGTTCAGGCTTTTCCAATTTGATGCACCGAGCGGCACAAGGCAGAACGGACTTCACGCAGGACAGCTCAAGAGCTACATTCAGCTTTGTTTAGCGCTCAGCGCGATGGCAAAGAACGCAAAGAGTGCAAGCCCCAAGCCCCAGCAGGTGGACAATCCTAAATACGCGATGCGCACTTGGCTCCTTCGCCTTGGATTTATCGGGAACGAGTTCAAGACTGCAAGAGAAACCTTCACAAACCGCCTGAGCGGCGACGGAGCGTTCCGAAACGGCAGAACAGCATGACTCCGGCAAGCCTCCCTGACCGCTTCGGCGGTCTTAGGGTGGTAGAAGGGCAATTCTTCAGAAAGGACGTATTGTTATGAAAGAAAAACTATACTTGGCTTATGGCAGCAACCTCAACATTGTTCAGATGATTATACGCTGTCCGGACGCGAAATTCTACGGAACGGCTGAAATCAAGGACTACGAGCTACTTTTCAAAGGGAGCAAGACCGGTGCATACCTGACCATTGAGCGGCGCAAAGGCTCTAGCGTGCCTGTGGGTGTATGGGCGGTCACAGAGCGCGACATTAGCGCTTTAGACCGCTACGAGGGTTTCCCCGCATTCTACTACAAGAAGGAATTCCGACAGCAGATATGGGGCAGGGGCGGCGAGGATTTGGGCGTGCGCGACTGCTTTGCTTACATCATGCATGAGGATAGGCAGATAGGGATACCAAGTCCGGTGTACATCAACACTTGCAGAGAAGGCTACAAAGATTTCGGATTTGATATCAATATCCTGATGGACGCAGTAATGAGAAGCAAGGAGGCAGCACTATGAAAGAAACAACATCAAGAAGAGCGGCGCAATGCCCCAAGTGCAGCGCGATTTATACCGCACCGCCTGCAATATCGCGCGATGACGGTCACACGCTCATATGTCCGGAATGCGGCACAAGAGAGGCTCTGAAGAGTATCGGAGTGTCAGCCGAGGAGCAGAGCAAAATCATCGACATCATTCACCGCTGCTACAAAAGGTAAAATACACATGATAGCCGCGAAATCTTTGTGCAGGATATTCTTTTGCAATCGCTTGCAATTTCGCCACTTTAGAGTTAATATGGACACACCGAAAGGAAATACACATCAAGCAGGAGGAAAAGAATATGTGGACACAGGGAGCAATAGGAATACCGAGCAGCAACGGCGGCATGACATCGGTGAGCTACTGGGTGAAACACTACGAGAACGAAAGCCAGTTCGGAATTGACAACGGCAGAATCTCCAAGCTAACACTTGTCCAGAACAGCAAAGTAGTGTACAACTACGACCGAGGCGAGGACATCGCACCACAGACATCAGAAGCGGAAACGGCGCTTGCTATCCTGCTGAAAGAGTACAACTAACACCACAACACGGCATCAATAAAAGGGCAGAGAGCGGCGCAAGGACGCTGGTCATGGCTTTTGGCGATGTGAAGGCCCCACTCAAGGTACTGTGCAGAGGGGGCGGGGTGAGGTGAGGCTCGCCGACGCCCAATTTTCGCCTAGTCATGGAGAAAAAAACGGGTCACTTGAATTGATAAAAATATTTTTTGGGGGTATTAGAAAAATGGCAAGGAAAAAAGCACAGGAAACCGAGGTCAAGAAAACAGCGTCGGAGGTGGATACAAAGCCAGTTCAGGGCGGGGCAAAAGCCGCCAAGGGTACTGCCAAAACCGCGTCAAGCGGCAAGAAAACGGCGAAAAGCGGAGCAAAATCCGCTAAAAGTAGTAAAAAAGGCGGTTCAAGCGGAGTAAAACAGACTAAAAGCACCGCCAAAGGGAGTGCGGATACCGAGCGTAAGACCGCGAAGAAAACAGAGCCAGCGCGCACTCCACGCAGGAAAGCGGCTGATGTTCCCTCAGCAAGCGGCAACAGTGCGGTGCTTGATGCGGCGGCCAGGCTGGAGGCTATGGAGGAAGAAACGCGGTCAGAGGCGGCACAGGACGCACGTCCCGCGACCTCGGAGCCGGCGGGGATCATTTACTCGCTGAAAGCCGGGGCGCAGATATTCGTGAAGACCGCCGACATTGTAGCGGCGACCGGAAAGACTACGTCATGGATCCGCGACATAACAGCGCGCGGGATCATCAAGGAAACCAAGACAAAGCATGGTACGCTCTACGACTTTACGCAGACCATGAGGGCTTATTGCGCGTCGCTGGAATCGCGCCGGAGCGATGATGATACCGCTGATGTGGAGCTTAAGCGGAAAAAGGCAGAGGCAAAACTCAAGGAGTCCAAGGCGGTCATCGCGGAAATGCAGGCAAAGGAATTCCAGGGCAAAATGCACCGTTCAGAGGACGTACAGAAAATGACCGCCGACCTGCTCTACTTCGTTCGCGGCGGGCTTGTGGCTCTTGCCGGAAGATGTGCCACTGACTGCGCTGCGTCCTCCGAGCCTGCCGAGGTGCAGAAGATCATTGAGCATGAGGTTCATGAGATCCTTAAGGACTTATCCGAATACAAGTATGATCCGAAAAGATATGACGAGCTGGTGCGGCAGCGGACTAACCGTGAACTTGACGCTGACTTCGACGATGGAGAAGATGAAGAATAAATCGGCGTGAAGTTAGTAAGCACCGGATTTCAGAGGGTGGATACAGCTTATTCGATAATATCTTTTTCAGATATTTTTGCAATTTGTCCCGAATGTCCCCCATGTCCCTTTATATTTGTGATACAATATAATCGAAAAAATACCGTTTGAGGCGACGGACACAGAGCCAACATTCAACCAGTCTGATCACCGCGCCCAAGCGGTATTTTTGTTCGATTCAAACATAGTAATAGCGCGGACTTGCAACATCGCGCAGACGATACAAGGCGCAGGGGCTTTCTCCTTTGACCCTGCGCAGATTTCAGAGCCGCACAGTGCCGCGCCTTAGCGCGTGCGGTGCAAATCCGCAGGCTCTTGTTAAGACGTTGTGTATACAATACACGGCACAGGCGCGGACTACTCATCCGTTCGCGGTGAAACAGAGGTAGTGCGGGAGCGCATTATCCGATGTGGAACTGTGGTGTTCGTGTGGCAGTAGCTCAGTTGGTAGAGCCGGGGAAAGCACACCCCGTGTCGGCGGTTCAAGTCCGCCCTGCTGTCTTGGGACGGTGGTATATGTCGGGATACGGTCATGGTAAAAAGTCAGTATTTATACTGGTTCAGCCCACTGCCGGCGGGTTCAATCCCCGCTGCCGCCCGCTAATTGTTTGTCCCGCTTTTGTGCGGGCGGTGTTTCCTTTCCATGCTCCCGGCGTGCGCCAACGCTCCGGGAATATCAACCATCGCTGTGCATGAACGGCGAGGGCAGGACCCGCCGTTCCCGCCTTTTCGGGTGCGTGGCTCAATGGTTGAGCACCGGACTTTTAATCCGGATCATGTGGGTTCGATTCCCACCGTACCCACCAAGCCCTATGCGGCTTTAATTCGGGCGATAATATCAATAAATCCGTGTGTCAGAAAGGGGTTTGAGCGGCGGGAGGTGGCGGTGTGTTCCGAGAATCAGAAAAAGATCGGGTGAACAAGCTGAACGCCTGCCTTGCGAAGATCCTAAGCGGCATGAAACCGCCGGAAGACCTCACCGTATCACAGTGGGCGGACAAGAACCGCCGGCTTACATCCGAGTCATCAGCGGAAGTCGGCAAGTGGCGGACATCGCGAACTCCGTATATGTTTGATATCCTGGATAGTTTCACCGATCCGCTTATTGAACATATTGTAGTTGTTGCTGCTTCACAGGTCGGAAAATCCGAAACTATAAATAACATGGTCGGATACTGCATAGACCAGGATCCCGGACCGATACTGCTGATACAGCCCACGATTGATGATGTTAAGCGGTATTCGGAAATGAGAATCGCGCCGATGATTCGTGAAACGCGCTGCCTTAAGCGCAAGGTCGCCGACCCCAAGTCACGCGACGCAGCGAACACCAAGCGGCAGAAGTCGTTCCCCGGCGGTGTGCTCGTCATGACCGGTTCGAACGTGGCGCACGATCTTTCTTCAATGCCTATTCGTTACGTTTTCGGTGACGAGCGCGACAGGTGGGCGACGAGTGCAGGCTCTGAGGGCGACCCGTGGGAGCTGGCGGTTGCAAGAACGAGAACGTTCTACAACAAGAAGATGGTCGAGGTTTCAACGCCGACTGTAAAAGGGGCGTCTGCTATCGAAAACTCTTACAACTTAGGCACGATGGAACGTTGGAAAACGGAGTGCCCCCATTGCGGCGAATATGTCGAGGTCAAGTTCGATAATATCAGATTTGAGTACGAGGCAGCCGAAAAGGGCGACAAGAAGATATTCCACATTACCGAGCTTTTCTATGTATGCCCGGAATGCGGCGGCATTTCTGATGAACACACGATGAAAAATCAGCCTGCGAAATGGGTCGCGACAGTCCCGGAAGCTAGGAAGCATCACAAAACGCGGTCGTTCTGGCTTACGGCATGGGTTTCGCCGTGGGCGACATGGGAGTCGATAATATTACAGTTCCTGCAGGCGGGGACGGATTCTGCGAAACTGCAGGTCGTGTATAATACGCAGTTCGGCGAGCTTTGGGAAGAGCGCGGCGACATGGCTTCAGAAGATGATGTTATGGCGCGGCGCGAAGTCTATGAGGCAGAAGTGCCGGACGGCGTACTGTTACTCACCTGCGGTGTGGATACACAGGACGACCGCTTAGAATATGAGGTCGTGGGACACCGGCGATTCGGTGAAACATGGGGTATAAAGAAAGGCGTTATCCTTGGACGACCTGACACAGAAGAAGTCTGGGAGCGGCTTGACGAGGTATTATCTCATAAATACAAGTTTAAAAGCGGGGTTTCGTTGCAAATCTCGCTTACTTTTATCGACGAGGGCGGACACTTTACACAGGAAGTCCGCCAGCACTGTCTTGCCCGTCAATATGACCATGTGTTTGCGATAAAGGGCGCGAACCGTCCGGATATACCGTACACCGCGCCGCCCAAGAAACAAAAAATCGTGGTCAATGGCAAGGTTATCGGGCAGGTGTGGGTGTATGAGATAGGCGTTAACGCCGGCAAGCAGAAGATTGTGGACAACCTCCGCGTTCAGTCGCCTGGCGCTAACTACTGTCACTTTCCCTTGCGCGACGATTACGGCAAGCAATTCTTTAAACAGCTGATGTCGGAACACCTTGCGTATGTTCCGAAACTGAAACACCCCTGGCAATGGCAGAAGATCCCCGGACATGAGCGCAACGAGGCTTTTGATATCCGGAATTACAACCTTGCGGCGTGCGAGATACTTTCGCCTGACTGGGACGCGATAGAGCAGAAGCTCCGAACGGCTAAGCCGGGCGAAGAAAATGCGTCAATTCCCATGAAAGAGAATAAAGCGAAGCCGCGTAAGCGCAAGAAAAGTGAGTTTTACGATGATTGGTGATAACGATGATTAATAAAAATACAGCTCGTAAAATGTATGAGCATTATACAAAACGTATAGACGAACTTATCAAGGCACAGGAGTCGCTTACGTCTGGCGGCGTAAAATCGTACAAGATCGGTGACATGGAGATCACCAAGTTCGACATGACAAAGCTTGACGAGCTGCTGGAAGAGGCTGTTGACCGGCAGGCATACTATGACGCTATCCTGCACGGAAAGGCAACGCGCAAGACCGTGGGCATAATCCCCACGGACAGATGATACATTTTGCAATCAATTTCAAAAATCAGCAGAAAAGAGGGCGCGAATTTGATCGCGCCTTGATTTCTGCCGGTTTGGGGCTTTAACGGCAGAGTTCATAATTTCTCCGAGGGCTGTGTGCGCGGCAGCAGCGGCGTATGCGGCTCTTCACCGAAGAAAAAGCGCCTGCTTGCGGGCAGGCGCTTTGAATGTGGAAACGGCTTACTCAGCGTCGTCAGGCGGCGGTGTCAGCAGGTCGTTAAGGGTAATGCCGAGTGCGTTAGTGATTTTCAGAGCATTGGAAACAAGGCAGTCGCCGCGTTTTTCCAAGCCCTCAATAGTCCTTATCGGTAATCCGGTAAGCTCTGACATTTTGGGCACACTGATTTTTGCCCGCTTTCGGTATTCCTTGATATATAAAAACATATTGAAAACCTCACTTTATGAATAGATTTACAGCGCCGATTATTCCGAATACCAGAACGGCGCAAAGTGCAAGCGTGATAATAAGCTGACCGCCGAGCTTAACTATATTTTTCATATCCTCTTGACCTCCTTTCCGAAACGTGGTATAATATTGATAACCCCCGAAGGGGGCTGCGGATAACCGCCCGCAGCTGCGGTTGCTATCAGAAGATTTCTGCAATCTGCTTGATAGCCAAGACCAACAAGGTAACCGTTCCGGCAAGTTCAATTACCTTGAGAAGGAGCTTGTTAAGCTGTTCCAGCAGCTTAATGAGCTCTTTTATTTTATCGATCATTGCTTTCACCTCCCTTCTGACAATATTATTATACCACATTTTAAGGTGGTTGTCAATAGCTTTTTTGAAAAAATCTCAAAAAAATCAAAAAAATACAAATATTAGCACCTTGAAAGAGGTGCTTTTTTTATGGGCAAAAACGGCGCATGAGCCGCAATTGCCGACAAGTGAAATCTACAATTTAATACAATCAAGGCACGCCCGGTCAAACGGCGTGCCTTTGCTATTCCACAAAAAAAGGGGGGACGTTTTTGAGCGACTCAAATGTATATGCAAGCGGGTACGGCGACGCTGGAGCATCGCTTACTAAAAGGTCATTAAGGGCTTTCAATGCGCGTTCGGGCGCGCCGATTGAGGATATAGACTTTCACAATGCAACAATGCGTCAGCGCGGGCGCATGCTATATATGGCTTCTCCGATAGCCGCCGCCGCTGTGAATACCAACCGCACGAAGATAGTCGGTCCGGGACTTAGAATGAAGTGCAGTCTTGACGCGGAACTGCTTGGACTTTCGCCGGAAAGTGCAAGGCAGTGGTGCAAGCGCACCGAGGCAGAGTTCCGGGCATGGTGTTTGAACAAGTCGTCATGTGACGCGCTGGGCATAAATAATTTCTACGAAATGCAGCAGTTAGCCGTGAAATCCTGGCTGATGAGCGGCGATGTGTTTGCCCTGCTGAAAAGGCGGGAGCCTACCCGGCTTAATCCGTTTTCCCTTTGTGTTCAGATGATAGAAGCTGACAGAATAAGCACGCCGTTATGTTCCGTTTCAAACGGTATTTTTTCAGTCACAGAGGGAAAACATGGCGACAATGAAGTGCATGACGGCGTAGAAGTGGACGCCGGCGGAAGAGTGGTAGCTTACCATGTCTGCAACGGTTACCCGTATTCGTCTATGCTTAAGGACATCAATTGGGTCAGAGTCGAGGCGGTCAGCAAAAAGACCGGACTGCCTAACATACTGCAGATAATGGATTCAGAGCGCCCCGACCAGTATCGTGGCGTCTCGTATCTCGCCCCGGTCATTGAAATGCTCCTGCAGAATCGCAGATACACTGAAAGCGAACTTACGGCGGCGATCATTCAGACGTATTTTACCGGGTGGCTTGAAACGGATACAGATTCGACTGATATGCCGATGTTCGACCATTCCGATGATGACGACGCCAACGAGGATGAGCCGGAGATGTCGCCCGGAAATATTGTAAAACTGAAAAAGGGCGAAAAAATCGTATTCGGCAATCCTAATATACCGACTGCCGGGTATGAAACTTTCACCAATTCGATCGCGCGGCAGATTGGCGCGGCGCTTGAGATGCCACATGAGGTATTGCTCAAGGAATTCACCGCGTCCTATTCGGCGTCTAAGGGCGCGCTTGAAGAAGCATGGGAAGTCATTAAAATGCGCCGTTCTTGGTTCGTCAATGACTTCTGCCAGCCTGTTTATGAGGTCTGGCTTGCTGAGGCTGTTGCACGCGGCAGGATAAAGGCACCGGGTTTCTTCGATGATCCTCTTATCCGAGCGGCATGGTGCAGTGCGCGGTGGGACGGTCCGGCGCTCACACAGCTTGACCCCAAGAAGGAAGCCGAGTCAAACGCAATGCTGGTTCAGCACGGCTGGAAGACGAACGAGCAAATCACAAGAGAGTACTACGGCGAAAACTGGGAGGACAATATGTCTGCTCTTGCGGTGGAGAACGAGCTTATAAAGAACATTATACCCGCCCAGACGAATAACATCGCTGACGATGATGAAGAGGGAGATGAAGAAAATGCCGATGAAGAATAAAGGCGCTGCGTATTTCGCGGAGCGTGAGGGCTATTCGGTCAGGGCTGACGCTGATACGGAAACCGCTGAACTTGTTCTTTACGGTCAGGTCGTAAGGCGCAGACCTTTTAATGGGTTCACAGGAAAACCTGTCGAGGGATATTTCATTGTTGAAGATGAAATATTAGATGATTTAAACGCTGTATCGAAGAGTAAAGCGCTTAATATACGGCTTAATTCCTGCGGCGGTGAATGCCACACGGCGATAGTGATACATAACAGACTTCGTGAAATGGCTAAGAACGGCACACAAATCACCTGCACGGTCGATGGTGTTGCGATGTCAGCAGGTTCGCATATTATGTGCGCTGCTGATACAGTAAAAGCGTCCGAGGGGTCGCTGATAATGATACATAAGTCGCTGGTCATGCTTTGCGGCAGCTACAACGCTGATGAACTTAGAAAAACCGCGCTCGCAAACGACGCTTATGACAAGTCTATGCTGGCGGCGTACAAACGCAAGACCGGAAAAGAAGAAGCTGAACTCATCAGCATGATGGCTGATGAAACTTTTATGACCGGAAAAGAAGCCAAGGAGCAGGGCTTTGTTGACGAGCTCATTGAAACGAGCGATGAAGTCAAGATAGCTGCATCGGCTGATAAGACGGCACTGTATGTGAGCGGCAGATTTATGCCGCTTTACGGAGCAACATGCCCTGAAAATATACCGGTCGTAAATATTACACCGGGTATTACAGCGGTATACCACATGGCATTACAGCCTGAATCAAACGAAGGCAATGCAAATAAATCAAACAACAATGAGGGAGGTAAAACTACTATGGCAGTAAATCTTGCTGAACTGCGCAAAGAAAATCCCGAACTCGCTGCACGCGTTGAAGAGGATTACAAGGCAGAACACGCAGACGAAAACAAGACGGCAATGGACGCCGCTGTGCAGAAGGCGCTTGCGGACGAGCGCACACGCTTAGAGAAGATAGAGGCTATCGCCGGACAGGTAAGCCCGGAACTCCTCGCTGACGCTAAGTACAAGAACCCCTGCACAGCCGAGGAACTTGCTTACAAGGCTATGTCGGAGAATGCAAGGAAAGGCAAGTCGTTCCTTGACGACATGAAGGCAGATTACAGCGGTTCCGGTGCGGAAGACGTTCACACGGTCGCTCCGCAGGCTGACGGCGGAGCGGGACAGAACAAAGCCCAGGAAGAGGCTGAGGTTTTAGCAGCTATTGACGATGCGCTGAAGGAGGACGAGTAAATGACAACGGAACTTCTCAAAAAGCTTGGTACAGTATCCGCCGACAATCTTGTCGCCGGCACGGATCCGGCGTTAAGAGTCGGCACCGGAAAGCTCCGCAAGAACACAGGAAAGCTTAAGCGCGGCACCGTGCTTGCGAAATCTTCAAAGGACGGCACACTGGTGATTCTGGGAACGACTGCTTCATCTTCGGACAGCGAGGTGCTTGAGCCTTACGGTATTCTGACCGATGATATTACTGTCCCGGCTGACGAAGATGTAAACATGACCATCTACATCGGCGGCAAGTTCAACAGTAACAGGATCATCATGAAGGACAGCTACCAGATGACGGAGGCAGACAAGGATACCCTGCGCAAGTATGGCATCGAGTTTACCGCCGCCGATTCTAACTGACAAGGAGGACAAAATGGCAGTTAATCTTGACATCACACAGTCTTATGTGTTACAGTCTATTGCTGAAAAGGCTAAGCCGGAATCAATGTTTTTCAGCGAACGTTACTTCACCACGGGCAGGAACGACATTTTTACATCGGATAAGGTGCTTGTAGAGTATAAGCGCGCCGGACAGCGTAAGATGGCGCGTTTCGTTGCAGAGCGCGGCGGCGCTATCAGCGTTGGACGCGATGGCTACGAATTATCCGAATTCAGACCGGCATACATAGCAGAATCCCGTTCGCTCACGGTTGACGATCTGTCAAAGCGCGGATTCGGCGAGGCTCTTGTAACGGGCTCTACGCCTGCACAGAGAGCTATCCGCCTGCTTGCAGAAGATTTCACGGAACTTGAAATCAGAACACGCCGCAGAATCGAGTGGATGTGCGCACAGGTAATGCAGAACAATGCGATCACTATGCAGGAGTACATCGACGTCAATACACCCGGCGAGGTTAAGCACATTCAGTTCTATGACGGAGATGCTTCCGAGCATACTTACACCCCGCAGAATCTGTGGAACTCCGCTGACGCTAATATCATCGGTGATGTATATGCTATGTGCGAACTGCTTTCCGATCGCGGAATGGTGCCTGCCGACCTGCTTATCGGCTCTGATGTTGCCGATGTATTCTATAAGAACGAGGAACTCCGTGTAATGCTGGACAAGACTCTCGCTTACAACTTTGGCGCTGTAAACGAGCGTATCGTTATGCCCGGTATCAGCGAACTGGGTACATTCAATTTCAGAGGACACACCCTCAGAGTTATCGTTGTGGGCAATAAGTACGAGGACGAGAACGGCAAGACCAAGAGCTACTTCCCCAAGGACGCGGCAATGGTAACATTCCCGAACTGCGGACGTGTGGCTTACGGTGCTATAACGCTCATGCCTTATGGCAGGGATAATTTTGAGACCATCGCAAAGTCGAGAGTTTCCAAGCTCTTCGTCGACAACAAGCACAACACCAGAGCAGTCGAGCTGTATTCCAGACCTATTGCAATGCCCAGGGTTTATACCCCTTATATCTTCGCAAGCAAGGTTGTAGGCTGATAGGAGGCATACAGTGTTAATTCGTATCAGAAACACCACATTCGGGTTGCTGGTTAACGGTATCGTCAAGCCCAAGTCCCCCAAGGACCCGCCGTTTGATGTTGACGAGAAACTGGGCTTAAGGCTTGTCCGCGAGGGTATCGCGGAGGCGGTGGACGGTACCGAGCGTGGCGAGGTTCAGTCTGAAAGTAATGACAATGATAATAACGAAAGCGCCGGCGATGACTTCGGCATACCGCAGTACAGCGCCGACACTTCAAAAGCCGATTTGCAGTCGATTGCAAACGAATACGGCATTGAGGTATCTGCAGCTGCGACCAAGCAGGAGCTCATCAAGGCGCTTGACGACTTTTTCGCCGACGCGCTTTCCGATGATTCGGAGGGCGAATAATGGGCTTTAAGGACATGGTAAAGTCCGATATCGCTAATGTGCTGATGAATACCGAGGAGTTTGCGGAAAGTCACACAGTGAAATACGATGGAGAGGTATATGAAGATATACCAATCATTCTCCAGCGGGTCAAGCAGTCTGACAGACCTATAATTCAGAGCGACCATGCTGAGGGCATATACCTTGTGACCGCCGTTGCCTATATCAACGAGAAGGATCTTGATGGTGTGATCCCCGAACAGGGACACCGCTTTGAGATAGACGACGGCGAGGCGCTGGGTAAGACGTTTTTCCGCAAGTATTCGGTAGTTACGTCCAAATGTGAGATGGGGCTTATCACGCTGGAACTGAGGTATTACGATGAGTGACAGCTATTCAGGCGGCAATTATTCCGGAATCGTCAACATTTCGCTTGCTGATGATTCCGGCAGCTCCAAGGCGCTCGACCGGGCAACCAAGCTCTTAGCCGGGATACCGGGCGGCATTGAGAAAGCGGCCAGTTCTTCCCTGACCCGCGCCGCAACGAGCGGCACGGCGGCTGTAGCGCGTGAAGTCAATAAGGACTATTCGCTGAATACGTCCGACTTCAAGAAGTATACCAAGTCTTCGCAGCATATTCAGAAGTCCGGCGATGAAATAAGTGTCGGACTTAGTTTTCGCGGATTTCATGTTCCGCTTATCCGGTTCAACGCAAAAATCACCAGTTCCGGGCTGTACAGAGTGCAGGTCAAGCGGAACACCGCCGGCGAAACGCTGAAACACGTTTTCCGTGCAACGATGGACAGCGGACACATCGGGCTTTTTGAACGATACGGGTCAAGCAGACTGCCGATAAAGCAGATGCTCGGTCCGTCCGTTCCGCAGATGCTGGGGGCGAATCCGACCCTTGCAAATACGGTCGGCGACAATGTCCGCAAGGTGTTTGAGGAGCGCATGGAGCATGAAACAACGGCGCTGCTTAACGGTTGGAGGTAACCATGACAAGGGTAAAACTCATTCAGGAACTGAAAACGTTCTGCGAGGACGCGATAAAGAACATTTCTCTTCCGGAGGCAGTCCAGAAAGGCGACGCAAAGGAGAAAAGCCGTGTTCCGGCGGTGTATCTCATGCGTCTGCCTGACAGCAATTCGGCAAAGAAACTTGCGCCGTATATCATCGTTCAGTTTATCGACAGCAAGCACCAGCGGAGCGAGAACGGCTATCCTAATCCCGAATACACGGCGGCGGTGCGCTTTATCTTCTGCGTGTACTCGCAGGACGAGCAGGACGGCGCTGTAATGCTCCTCAACCTCATGGACAGGGTGCAGGAGCGGCTGCTTGAACAGGTGCAGATAGGAAAAGAATTCGTGCTTGACGAGCATGAGGGAGTTGAGTCGGTCGTCTATCCCGATGATACCGCGCCCTACTACGCAGGCGAAATGATAGGCACATTCCACATCAGACCAATACAGAGGGAGGTTGATTTCTTTGGCAAGGAAAACAGACGTTTCGGAGGAAATATCTGAGGTCGAAACTGCCGATAAGTCAGCGCCGTCCGAACAGGCTGAACAGTCCGAACAGGACGTGCAGAGCACGGCGGCAGAGGCAAGGGTCTGGGTCTATCTGGGACCCTCAATACGCGGCGTTGTGACGAATGGCAGGATATTTTTCGGTACCAAGGACGAAATAGTTCAGTCGTTCGGCGACAAAATCAAGGATTATCCGCAGATTGAGCGGCTGATTGTTGCAGATCGCAATGTTGCAAAGGCTAGAAATGACCTTAAGGAAAAGCGCGGCATTTACATTCCGTATGACGCGCTTATCAGAAAAATCACAGGCAAGGAGGAGTAAACTGTGGCTTTAAGACATGGCATAAACACATACAAGGACGATACCGGCGTTGTTGCGGTGCAGACCGCAGCGGTCGGTATTCCTTATTTTATCGGCGCGTGGCCCTGCCATCGCGGCAAGGGATTCACAGGCAAGCCTCAGCTTGCGTCCGCGTTCTTGGAGGCTGAGGAACTGGGAGGATACAGCGCGGAGTGGAGGAATGCGGACGGTTCGCCGAAGTGGAGTCTCTGCCAGGCGATGTATGCGTTCCACAAGCTGATGGGTATGTCGCCGGCTATTTATTACAATATCTATGATCCGGCAAAGCACAAGAAGTCTGTGGAGGCTTCGGAGATCACCGTTACTGACCATATCGCGGAACTTACGCCGGACGCTATCATCAACGACCAGCTTTCAGTATCGGCAGTGGGCGGTTCGGCGCTTGTTAAGGGCACTGATTATGAGGTTTACTACACGGACAATGCGCTGTGCATTGAGCTTCTGGCGGATTCGCTGAGCTATGACGCGGCAAAGCTCAAAATCGGATATGATATTGCCGACCTGTCCGGCATCAAGGCATCGGACGTTGAAATGGCTGTGGAAACAGTTGAAATGTGCCGCAGCGTTGTCGGCATTGTTCCCGATCTTATATGCGCCCCCGGCTGGTCAACGGATCCGACAGTAGCGGCGGTGATGGCGGCGAAAGCGCCGAGTATCAACGGTCTGTTCCGCGCCAAGGCGGTCGTGGACATCAACACCAAGACGGTCAACGACTATTCCAAGGTGCTTAAGTACAAGACCGACAACGGTTATGTATCCGAGGACATGATCGTATGCTGGCCGATGGTCAAGAGCGGCGATTACCTTTTCAATATTTCCGTTATCGTGTGCGGACTTATCGCAAAGGTGGATTCCGACAATGCCGATTGCCCGTATGAGTCTCCGTCCAACAAGTCCGTATCCATCACCGGCGCGGTTTGCGCGGATGGCACTGAGGTAACGCTTTCACTTCCGCAGGCTGACGTTATCAGCGTATCTGCCGGAGTGGTTACCGTACTTAACAATGGCGGCTGGACCCTGTGGGGCAACTATCTGGGCTGCTATCCCAAGACGAGCGATGTTGCCAAGATGTTCATATGCACCAACAGAGTGCAGGACTGGATATGCAACACGTTCATCAATACATTCTGGCAGTACATCGACAAGCCTCTGACCCCCGCGCTGCGTGACGCTATCATCAATGCGTTCAACGCATGGCTGAACGGTCTGACGGCGGAGGGTAAGCTCTACGGCGGCGAGATCGCATATTCTTCGGAACTGAATCCTGTCACCAACCTTATGAACGGTATGTTCCGGCTTGACTGTCAGGCGGCATCACCGATACCGGCACAGCAGATAGATATGCACGTTCAGTACAGCGTGGATATGCTTGAAGCCGCGCTCGGTTCTTAAGAAAGGAGGACTGCGAAATGCCTAATGGAGTTGACGAGGGAGTAATCTCCTATGCCATCTATGAGGACGAAAAGATGTTTTACGGAGTTGCGGAGGTAGACCTTCCGGATTTTGAAAATATGGTATTCAATGTGAGCGGCGCGGGGGTGCTCGGTGAGATTGAGATACCTGTTATGGCTCAGCTCAAGGCTATGACCACAACGTTTAAGTTCAATCACGCAAACGAGGCGGCGTATGCTCTTGCCGAGGAACGTGTCCATACGCTTTCCCTGTGGCGTGCCGACCAGCACTACAATTACAGCGGCGGCGAACTGGAAACCAAGCAGAAGAAGATAATCATGCGCGTTGTTCCGAAAAAGCTGACCGGTGGTACGGTCAAGAACGCATCGCCTATCGCAGTGAACGGCGAATATGCGGTACACTACTATGCGGAAATAGACGCGAACGGCAAGAAACTCTGCGAGTTTGACCCGCTGAATTTCCGCTATATCGACCACACAGGCAAGGACAGAGCGGCGGAGATCCGCAAGTGTCTGGGTATGTCCTGATAATTACTATCGCTGTTCCCTGCATTTCGCAGGGAGCGGCGTTTTATTCGAGGAGGAATTTTGAATTATGGCAAAGACAAACGTTGACCTTGAAAAGACTGAGAACATGGATGAGCTTGTTGAGAACGAGCTTGAAGATATGACTAACACCAGCGTTGAAAACATACTGCATCTGACCAAGCCCGTTATGTATAACGGCGAGGAGGTGACCGAGCTTGCATTTGACTTCGACAAGCTCACCGGTGCGGACGCTTTGAACATTGAGGAAGAACTTGTGTCCCGCGGGAAGACCATGTACTACGGCGCTATCAACGACGCAAATTATCTTATCCTTATGGCGGTCAAGGCTTGTACAAAGCCTGTCGGCAGGGATTTTTTCAACAAGATATCCATCGTCGACTTTGAGAGGATAAAAAACAGAGCGCGTTTTTTCTTGGCCGGTGTTGCACAGTCGAGACGCTAAGGCGCAATATCCTTATTTTGGCGCAAAACGGATATGCACCTATCCCATTTTGGCTGGGGCAGCCACTTAAAGAAATACAGCGGTGGATTATTACGCACAATAAAATCCTGAAAGAGTCGGAAAAGAAGTAAGGAATGGCGAGTGTCGAATGCTTGGTAAACAATATGAAATGATTTATAAGCTCAGCGCGACGGTAGGCGAAAATTTTAAAGGAACATTCAATTCCGCACAGAAAATTCTTGCCGCTACTCGTGATAAAATTCAAGAGCTTAACAAAAAACAAGGCGATATAAGCGCGTATCAAAGGCAACAAGCCGGAATCGACCGCACAACCACGCAGTTAACTACATACCGGAAACAGCTTGAAATTACTCAAAATGGACTTGAAAAGCTGAAAAACAGCACCGAAGATACTACGGTGCAGGAAACACAGCTTGCTGCGCGCGAAGTCGAATTAAAAAACCGCATTGCGAACACCGAACAGGCTATTGCGGACAAAAATCAGCGCTTACAGCAGATGGGTCAGAAGCTCTCTGAGGCAGGCATTGATATCAACCAGCTTACCAGTGAAAGTGCACGTCTGGAAAAGCAAGTTCAGGAGCTGTCGGAGCAGGAGAAAAAGGCAGCGGAGGAAGCTAAAAAGTTTGGCGCTAACGGTGAAACAGCGTTTGAAATGGTTGGTTCTGCGTTAGTTGCAGCAGGCATAACAGCAGGGTTAAAAAAAATTGCGGATGCTTACAAAGAATGCATTGATGTGTCGATGGAGTTTGACAGCACAATGAGTACTGTCGAGGCTCTATCCGGTGCGAACGCAGTCCAGATGCAGGAACTGACCGCCAAAGCAAAGGAGCTCGGTGCGCAGACCTCGTTTACTGCAAACCAGTCGGCAGAGGCTATGACCTATATGGGAATGGCGGGCTGGGATGCGAACGATATGCTTTACGGCATGAACGGCATGATAAACCTTGCCGCCGCTTCCGGTGAAGACCTTGCGCTTGTTTCGGATATCGTCACCGATAACCTGACCGCGTTCGGGCTTACTGCAAAGGACACCGCGCACTTTGCCGATGTGCTTGCAGCGGCCGCTACGAACTCCAACACCAACGTCGCCACCATGGGCGAAACCTTTTCTGGTGCGGGCGCGATAGCCGGGGCGCTCGGATACAGTATTGAAGATATGGCGGTCGGCGTTGGTCTTATGGCTAATGCGGGCGTTAAGGGTTCTGTTGCAGGTACCGCGCTGAAGAACACATTTAACGGCTTGCTCAACGGTGCGACCCTCACAGCTGATGCATTCGGAGAAATCGAATACTCTGCGGTAAATGCTGACGGCACTATTGACGAGTTCTCCGATGCCATAATCGAACTTCGCGGCTACTTTGAGCAGATGACCGAGGCAGAGCGTGTCCAGAACGCTATGGCGATTGCCGGACAGCGTGGGTACAACGGTCTGCTTGCAATGATCAACGCCTCGGACGAGGACTTCCAGTCCCTTACCGAGAAGATAAACAACTGCACCGGAGCGGCGCAGAAGATGGCTGACACCAAACTTGACAATCTGCAGGGTGATGTTACACTGCTTGATTCTGCCACTGACGGTCTTAAAATGACTATTGGGGAATTATATAACGATGAATTGCGTGAACTTACTCAAGCAGGAACACAGATTTTAACAGGTATCAATGAATTCTGCGAGGAGAATCCGGCTGTTGTTAAAGCAATTATGGCAGTTGGCGCAGAAATCGGTGTGGTTATAGCTGGTTATACTGCGTTTGTCGGTATAAAAAAAGTTAAAAATACCATTGATGCATTAGGCATTGCGCTCAAGGTAAAAAGTGCAGCTGCAACATCAGCGGAAACAGGAGCTGAAGTTGCAAATGCCGGTGCAACACAAGGGGCGGCAGCAGCACATGGAGCGCTTAATCTTGCAATGCTGGCGAGCCCGGTATTTGTTATTACTGCGGCGGTTGTTGCTTTGACCGCAACTGTAGTAGCTCTACGAGAGGCTTTTAAATTAGCTGAATTTGAAACGCTCGAATTATCAACAGCTTCAAGTCAACAGTATGATGATTTAGAGCGCCTTACCGGCGAATATCAGACCGCCTGCGATACATACGGCGAAACCTCAGACCAGGCACGCGCTCTGAAATATGACCTTGACGAAGCGACCGCGACTATTGAGCAGCAATCTTTTTCCGTTTCAGATTTATATAGCGAAATCGATACGCTTCATACTTCGACATCAGAATTGCTGGATTCATATTCAAGTATAACTGATGAAGCTGAAAAACAGCAGGAAGGTGCACAAGTCTTAGCATCTAAGTTAAAAGAAATTGCTTCTTCCTCAGAAACAGCGGCTCGTAAGGAAGCTCTTATGAGTCCTATCATTGAAAAGCTAAATGCTCTCTATCCTTCACTTGGTATTACCGTTGAAAATGTTGCTGGAAAACTTGACGGGCTATCTGGTGCAATAGACAGAGCTGCAGAATCATCAAGCATGCAGGCGAAATATGATGCTGCAAAGTCAAATTTAGCGGACTTGTTAATGCAAGAAGAGCAGCTAGCTGATGTGGCGGCAAAAGCAGAAGCTGCACAGCTTAGAGCGGGTGAACGATTTGTTGATGCGGCAGGAGATAATATTTTTTCCGTTGCAGGCGGTATGATTACAGGTCGTGTTCAACAGACTCAAAAAGAGCTTGATGAAGCAAACGAAAAAATGTTTACAGCCCGTGATGATCTGGCTGCGATAAGAGAACAAATAGCTGACTGCGAAGCTGTAATGGCAGAGTATGGCGATATTGTTTCAGGTGAGTCAGAAAAAATGGTTTCCGCATATGACGCGGTATCCATAGCGGTAAACGACATCACCGACCAGACAACCGAGCTTTTGCAGGCTTACAACGATGCATATCAGGCGGCTTACGACAGTGTAAATGGCCAATACAACCTTTGGACAAATGCTGAGGAAACTCTGCCGACAAGCATTCAGACTATCAATGACGCGCTTTCTTCGCAGACAGAATACTGGGACAATTACAACTATAACCTTGAGTCGCTATCCAAGAGGACGGGCGACATTGAGGGCTTGGGAGATGTGATTGCCTCGTTCGCGGACGGTTCTTCTGATTCGGTGAACGTCATCGCCGGCATGGCTGACGCGACCGATGAAGAACTGAAAACCATGGTCACGAACTTTGAGGAGCAGAAAAAGGCGCAGGAAGAGGTTTCGAAATCGCTTGCCGACTACAAGGTCGATATTGACGATACAATGGACGGTATCGTTGACGACATGGAAAAAGCCGTTGAGGATATGAAACTGAGCGACCAGGCAGAAGAAGCGGCAAAAGCTACGATACAGGCTTATGCTGACGCGATCCTTGCCGGTAAAGGTTCAGTCACGACGGCGGCGGACATTGTTGCGGCGGCCGCTGTATCGTCCCTGTCGTTTGCGGAGGGCTATGACTACAGCGCGGATATAGGCTACACCAAGATTGCGGCGCAGAATGCCTATGCAAGCGGTACCGATTATGCTGAAAAGGGTATTGCCCTTGTCGGCGAGGAAGGTCCGGAGCTTGTGGCTATGCGCGGCGGTGAAAGAGTTGTTGACGCGGATAACACCAGGGCGCTGCTTTCCGGCGGTTCGGGCGCACAGATCACCATAGCGCCCCAGTTTGTTGTGAACGGAGAAGTTAGCGATATGACCGAGGAAAAGCTGCAGGAGATGTCCGAGCGGCTTATTGACATGGTAAAGGACGCGCTGAATGAAGCGGGAATAGACAGGCAAAGGAGTGTGTACGCTTGAGCACATATACGACGCAGCAGGGCGATATGTGGGACAGCATATCCCACCAGGTGTACGGAGATGTGAAATTCACGGACGTACTTATTAATGCCAATCCTGAATACCGATACATCTACATCTTTTCGGAGGGCGTTGTTCTCGATGTCCCGGATGTTGAGGACAGAATAACGGCGGACGACCTGCCGCCGTGGAAGAAGGCGAGCGGATGAGCGACAAGCACCTTGCGCGCCGTGCCGAAACACAGGTAGTTCTTAACGGCGTGGACATATCCGTGTATGTGAATAAGGACTGGCTTTCTTTCACATACACGGACAACGAAGAGGACGAGGCAGACGATCTCCAAATCAAGGTCTGCGACCGTGACGGCAAATGGCTTCGGAAATGGCTGAACAGCATAATTGAGGGCGGTGCGCTGGGCGGCTCGGTCATATCCACTGCGCCGGAAGGCAGCGTCAAGACTTCCGATCCTTCGGGTTCCAGCTCCTCGACAAGTGGGAACAGCGATAAACCCAGATACAGGGTGACCGCCTCAACTGGTGTAAATATCCGTAAGGGAGCCGGCGAGAAATACAAGGTCATTGGCAAACTCCCTTATGGTACGATAGTCGAGGTGCACGGTTTTTATTCAAGCTGGGCGAAAATCACCTATTCCGGAAAGACCGGATACATAAAGGGCAACAACCTTAAATCGATCGGCGGCGGGGGTTCTTCGTCCTCCAAGAGTTCTTCCGGTTCTTCCGGCTCCAAGACAGGCACAAGTGCCGGGAAGTCGGGAACTGTGCAGGTTCAGACTGGAAAGGGACTGAAAATATCCGCTGTCATCGTACTCCGAAACGGAAACAATGACGGCAAGGACGTTGTGCTTGACTGTGGTCAGTTCGAGCTTGACAGCATAGACGCACAGGGACCGCCGGCGACTGTTACCATTAAGGCAACGTCGCTGTCGTTTAGCAGCACCGTTCGTCAGACTTTGAAATCCAAGTCGTGGGAAAACATCACGCTTTCCGAGATTGCCGGACAAATCGCACGGCAGAACGGAATGGGAGTGCTTTTTGAAAGCGGATTCAATCCAAGGTATTCCCGCGTGGAGCAGTATCAGACCTCTGATATTGCCTTTCTGCAGAAGCTGTGCCACAATGCCGGCTGCTCCCTGAAAGCCACCAACAATATCCTTGTGGTGTTCGACCAGGCGGCTTACGAGGGGAAAAAGGCGGTCAGAAAGATAAAATTCGGCGAGGAGGGCGGCTACACCAAGTACAAGCTGTCCACTGGCACGAACAACTGTTACACCTCATGCCGGGTGTACTGCACCACTACGAGCGGCGCGGTCATTTCGGCGACAGAGTATGCCCCAAATTACAACGAGAACAGCGACAATCAGCAATGCTTACAGGTGTGTCAGCGCGTATCAAGCAAGGCAGAGGCGCAGGAACTCGCACACAAGCTGCTCCGTCTGCACAACAAATTTGAGATCACCGGAACGTTTACGTTCCCCGGAGATCCCAGGCTTGCCGCAGGAAACACGGTGGAACTTTGTGATTTCGGGTTTGGCGATGGTAAGTACATCGTCAAGTCCGCAAAACACAGCATATCTTCTAGCGGCTATACTACGCAGGTCACCCTGAGAAAGTGCCTTTCGGAAAGCGAGAGCACGAGCGGCGGCAAGACGGACAGCAGTGATGAGATACAGGAGCTGGCTATGCAGGTAATCCGTGGCGAATGGGACGTATATCCCAAGCGCAAAGAACTGCTTGAAGCCGCTGGACACAGCTATGAGCAGGTGCAGGCGCGGGTAAATCAGATACTTTACGGAGGTTGACATGTTTAGAATCGGAACGGTCACCGTTGTGGACGTTAAAAAGCGAATGGCAAGGGTCAGGTTTCCCGATGTGGACATCGTTTCGGACTGGCTGCCTGTCCTCAATCATTCATCGTTAGTGACGATTGCGCTGAAATCGGATGGAAAAGCGTGGACTATCAGTGAGAAACACGCGTCAGCCGACCGGGAGCTGAACAGCGGCGCGGAATACACCAAGAGCCACCCTGATGAGATCAGCGGGAAGTCGCCGGACATCGAATGTGCAGGCGGCTGTGTGCACACGCATGAAATCACGGTTAAGATATACGGCTGGTTGCCGTTTATCGGTCAGACTGTGGTGTGCGAATACAACGATGAATTCAACGGCGACGGCATTATCATGGGAGGTTTGACGTGAAAGTCGGCAGTCTTGGGAAAGTTGTTTTCACAGTTTCAACAAACAAAGTTGAAACATTTTCGGGCTTGAAGATAAGCAGTTCCGCGTCCTATGGAAGCCACAAGCGGCATTGCGGAAATGAGATCATTGAGTTCACGGGAAACGACGCGGATACGGTTTCGTTTAACATGACTCTTTCGCAGATACTTGGCGTCAAGGTCGCGGAGGAACTGGAGAAGCTGAAGAAGTACAAAAAGACAGGCAAAACGCTTAAATTTGTGATTGGCAAGAGAGTGATAGGCAACTATCGCTGGGTAATCACCAAACTTAACGTTACCGAGGAAATCTACGGCAAGAAGTCGGAGCTTATAACCGCTGGGGTAGCGATAACACTCAAAGAATACCACAAGTAAGGGGGCGGTAAAATGTCATACAAGGTAAGCGCCGCCGACGGTTATTCGCTTTCCCTGCAGGAGGACAGCGAACTGCTTTCCGTATTGCAGAACATCGCGCTCTTGCTGAATACAAAGCGCGGAACGGTACCCATGCACAGAGAATTTGGCTTGCCTATGGAATTCGTGGACAAGCCTATCGACGTTGCGGAAACGATAGCGTTTGTGGAGATATCGGATGCGCTTGAAGAATTTGAGCCGCGTGCCAAGCTGGACGATGTGTACTTTGAAAAATCCGCAGACGGCACAATGGCATTAACGGTGGAGGTGAGTATAGCAGATGAGCAGAGCGACTGATTATCAGTTTGTTTCGACTGACAGCGCGGAAGTCGTGGCAGACCTTACCGCAAAGTACGAAGAACTTACGGGACACACGCTGCTGCCATCGGACCCGGACAAGCTGTTTATTCAGTGGGTCGCCGGGATAATCATACAGCAGCGTATAATCGTAAATTACGCGGCAAATCAGAATCTGCCGTCCCGGGCGGTCGGTGAAAATCTCGACGCGCTCGGAGAAATGATATACAACGTGACAAGACCGGAAGCAAAGCCGGCGGAATGCGTTGTGCGGTTTACACTGTCAGCACCGCAGGAAACGGCGATACCGATACCCAAGGGTACAAGGGTCACCGACAGCAGCGGTGCGCTTATGTGGGCGACTGCCGAGGAAACAGCGGTCAATATCGGCGAGGTCACGGCTGATGTCCCGGTTATCTGTGAAACCGAGGGAACAGTCGGAAACGGGTATGCGCCCGGTCAGCTGAATACGCTTGTGGACGTCGATAATGTGATGTACTATTCTTCCTGCGCGAACATTGAAACGTCCCACAGCGGCGCTGAACGTGCGACCGATGAGGAATACTACGAACTAATGAGGGCGGGGCTTGAGGCTTTCAGCACAGCCGGCCCGAAAGGAGCGTATGAGTATCACGCAAAGGCGGTATCAACGGAAATAGCCGATGTCTGCGCGATAAATCCTGCGGACAAGCCGGGGTATGTCGATATTTTTGCAATAATGACAAGTGGTGAAATCGCCGACGATGGTACGAAAAACGCTATACTTGCCGCTTGCAGCGACGATAAAGTCAGACCGCTTACGGACGCTGTCGAGGTCCTTGACCCGCTTGTTGTGGAGTTCAGCGTAAATCTTACATACTATATCGACCGCAGTTCCCAGAAGTCGGCGGCTGAGATCGAGGCGGCAATAAGGAGCGCCGTTGACGAGTATGTGGACTGGCAGTGCGGCAAAATTGGACGGGACATAAATCCGTCACGGCTTATGTGGCTGCTTAAGGATTGCGGTGCAAAGCGCGTTGATATTAGGTCGCCCGTGTTCACTTCGCTTCGCGATGGCTCGGACCGCCTTGTTCCGCAGTTTGCGCATACCGACCGCGCAAAATCCGTGATTACAAACGGAGGGTATGAAGATGAGTAAGACATTAGCAAAAAAGGACGCGCTCCTTGCCGCTTTTCCGTATTCGCTTACCCGTGACACTGATAAGGTAAAGCTTGCCGACGCAGTCGCAGGTGAGCTTATTAAGACTGTTGCACAATCCGAGTATGCGGCTATCTTTCCGAGGATTGACGAACTACCGGAAGAGGTGCTCGATATTCTTGCCGCTGATTTCAAGATACAGTGGTATGAAGTTGACGCGCCTGTCTGGAATAAAAGGCAGGCAGTCAAGGAATGTATGCTTGTTCACAAATACAAGGGGACAAAATATGCCGTGGAAACGGCACTGCGGAGCATTTATGATAATGCTAAAGTAGTAGAGTGGAATCAGTACAACGGTCCGCCTTTTCACTTCAAGGTGTATATCTATGATACTGGCAGCGATGAGGAAAAGCGAAAGCGTGTTTTGACAAAGGTACAGTACTACAAGAATGTCCGTTCGGTTCTCGATGAAACAGTATTCATCATCGACATAAACGCTGAATCAGGTTTCAGTGTAAAGACGTTGCTTTGTGGTAAAATCAAGACTATACGCGGCGCTATACTCGACCCGCGTATAATGGGTATCACTGCATCGGCCGGACTTAATGCCGGAACGAAGTTAGGCGGCAAGGTTAAGATGATATATTCGGAGGTAGAGCAATATGGCAACTTGGAATGACAATGCAATTACAGATGTCGGTCTGGAGCTGCTTGAACATACGCTGACAGCAGGAAAAACGCTGACATTATCGCGAGCGGCGGTCGGCGGCGGGCATGTGGAGTCCGCTGAACTCAAGGATCAGACAGAACTTTTATCTGTTCTCGCAGATGTGACTGTTTTAATCGCAGAGCAGTTAAGGCTTGAGGGCAGCAGCGGAATACAGATAAAATTGCAGATTCGCAACGACGGGATAACTTCTGCCTGCACTTATAAGCAGGTCGGAATTTATGCAACGGACGGAGAAACTGAAGTTCTTTTCGCAATTTATCAGGACGCGAATGGCGAAGAAATACCCTCGGAGACGGATTATCCTGATTTCATGGAGATATTTACAGCTGTTATTGCGCTTTCGCAGACATACAACGTAAATGTAACTGTGAGCAGTCTGGCCTATGTGACTAAGGAAGAATTAAATTCTGGCCTTGGCGGGAAAGCTGATATCGAACACACTCATACTACTTCTGATATCACAGACTATAAAGAGCCTTGCAATCCTAATCTGCTGATTAATCCGGATTTCCTGGTAAATCAGCGCGGGCAGAACGAGTATTCCAGCGGTTATACAGTGGACGGATGGTACATAGAGGGAAATAAATGCTCGGTAAGACCAAGTGTCGATGGCATACTTATTACATCAGCCATAAATGTAGATTCAAACTCTCATGCTTTTTGGCAGAAAATCGAAAATCCGCTTGCTCCCGGGAAATACACACTCTCTCTGAACGTCCTGGAAGTATCCGGTGTCTGGTCGGCGAGAATCCGCACTGTGAACGCTTCGGGGGATTACGTTGACAGCTACTATACTTCAGCGTTCCGCGAGGGAGTGAACAAGGTATCGGTCGACCTTTCCGAGGGCGAGTACATCTCCGCGGTCTCCGTCGGGTTCAACAAGGGCACCGAAGCCGGGAACTCCCTGAAGCTAACATGGGTCAAACTCGAAGCCGGCAGTGCCGCTACTCCATTTGTGCCGCCTGACCCGGCGACAGAACTGCTGAAGTGCCAGAGGTATCTGTTTGTGCTGCCGCAATGGAGTCGCTGGCGAATGTGCGAATATACATCTAAATTTTTGCGATTTGAAATCCCAACTCCGATAAAAATGCGTATCAAGCCAACGCTCATTAATTCTGAAAATTTCGTGATCAGATCTATAGATATAGTAAATGAACTGGATGGCTTTACATACGAAGCTGACAATTATGCTGGTAACGAGTTGCTTATAAAAGCAATAAAAGACAGCCATGACATAACGGATGGTGTGATCGTTGCCAGCAATGGCAATGTACTGCTGAGCGCCGAACTTTAAGGAGGACATCATGGACGAATACATAGTTTATGTAAAAACCGACAATGGCGGAACAATCACCGCTATCAATTCAAGCGCCTTCGTTAGTGGTGAGGGCTGGGTGGAAATCGACCGGGGCGAGGGTGACCGCTTTCATCACGCACAGGGGAATTATCTTGAGTATGGTCTTGCTGGCGCGGACGGAATTTACAATTACAAGCTGGTTGACGGCGTTCCGGTGCTCCGCTCTGATGAGGAGAAAGCACCGGAACGCGCTAAGATTTTAGCGGTGCTTGAAATCGCGGAACTCAAGCAGAAACTCGCTGAAACCGACTATATTTCTGCCAAGATAGCGGAGGGTGCTGCGACCCGGGAGGAATACGCGGAAAAGCTGGCTGAACGCGCAAAATGGCGTGCTAGGATCAACAAATTGGAGGTTGTGTAATGGAAAGTAGCATAATTGTAGCGCTTATAAGTGGCGCGGTCACAATATTTAACGTGATTTTTACCAGCGTTTCCGCGCATAAGTCTGAAATCAAACGTCGGGCTGACGTTGAGGAAATCAGGCAGAATGACCGCTCAAAGCAGATAGAAAGCGGTTTGCAGTCGCTTCTCCGCGCGGAAATAATCCGTTCGCACGAAAAATACATGAATAAACAGTATTGTCCTGTTTACGCAAGGGAGGCTCTTACACTCATTTATGAGAGTTACCATGCGCTTGGGGGCAATGGAACAATGACGGAGCTGTATAATCAGGTTACTGCTCTGCCAACTGACAAGGAGGATAATCGTCATGAAAATTGATTGGAAACGTAAGCTGACCAGCCGTAAACTGTGGGTGGCAACAGCGGGATTTGTAGCAGGCTTGATCGTAGCTTTTGGCGGTTCAAGTGAAACTGCGGAGACCGTATCCGGCTGCATACTCAGCGGCGCGGCTGTCGTAGGCTATGTGATTGGCGAGGGACTCGCCGATGGAGGCCACAAGGACGGTGAAGAGTAATGGCTAAGTACGCAGGTATCGACATCAGTTACTGTCAGCCCGATGTTGATTACGCAGCGCTGAAGTCCGGGAAGATCCTTGGATATCCAATCAAGTTCGTTATGATACGAGCGGCATACGGTACTAGCATGGATAAGTATTTTCTGCAGCACGTTCGCGGGTGTCTGGCAGCCGGTTTATATGTAGGTGTGTATCTGTTCAGCACCGCCAAGAATGCGGCGCAGGCTAAGTCAGAAGCAGAATGGCTTATCAGCACGATCAAGGCGAACAAACTGGACGGAAAGATCACCTATCCGATAGCCTATGATCTTGAGATGGAATCACAGTATAAACTTGGCAAAACTGTATGTACGGCGATGTGCAAAGCTTTTATGGATACGATAGCTGCATACAACTACCAGCCCATGTTGTACACGAACGTCAACTGGATATGCTGCCACCTCAGCTATGATGACCTCAAGGATTATCCACTTTGGCTCGCAGCATACATTTCCGAGGCAAAGGTCAAGAAGTACATCAATAAGTATGATATGTGGCAGCACTCGGTTGCCGGGCACAAGTACTATGATGTGCAGGGGGTTGGAGCCGTTCCGGGTATCATTGGACAGTGTGACTGCAACTGGGGATATACTGGGTTCGCCTCAAAGATTCGCAAGGAAGGCAAAAATAAGCTTCCTGTGCAGAAGTACCGCGTCACTGCCACAAAGGTAGTCGCAAAATCGGAACTTCCGGCCACTACTGGTCCGCTGAACGCGATGGGTTTCACAGTGAAAACTGAAGAGGTATAATATAAATAAGTGCGCCGCCCTTGAGGTAATTTCCTTGAGGGCGGCGTTTTTTTATTTTACGTCTTCTGATGTGAGCTTTCCGGTTTTCTTGTATCGCAAGCCTTCTGGTGAAGAATATACCTCTTCTCCAAATGCATACTTGCCGTGGTAGAAGTCTGTGATATCCATGCCTAACGCCTCAATGATGCGGCATGCAATACTAAATGAGCAGGTCATGATATTACGTTCCCCGCTTTCGAACTTCTGATACTGCTGCAGAACAACTTTTGCTTTGTCAGCTACCTGTTGCTGGGTTAGTCCGAGGATTACACGCTTTTCTCTTAGGATACTGTGTGCATCATCGGATAGATGGCACATCTGAAATCCGCTTAAATCCATAAATCATACTCCTTTCGAATACACTCGATTGAGTGTGATTGTATTATACACTCAATCGGGTGCAATGTCAAGTGTTTTTGCGCAAGAAAATCCCCGGCTGTTATCAGTCGGGGATCTCTCACACCTTTTGTTTGTAAACGCTCTGACTTTTGCACTTATCAACGGTCTTGCTTGTATTGGGGGTAAATGCAACAATCTCCGACAGGTCGCAGTCCAGCGCCTCGCAGATTTTATCAAGGTGTTCAAGGCTGACCCGTTCGGCAACATTGTGGAATAAGTCGTTTATAGTGTTTGGACGTATTCCCGTCTTAGCAGCAAGTTCAGCCTGTGTTACCCTAAGCTCGCCCAGCTTACGGGATAACATGATCATAATCATCTGCAATACACTCCTCTTGATAAATTATACCACTAGGAGTTAGCAGTGTCTGCGATTTGTTGAAAATCAACGAATGTCGATAGAAAATATCAAAAGATGTGTGTGTTATCCTTTCGGGTCGTATGAGTGGGGGTACACATGATACCATATATCATTATAGCACACCAATACATATTTTGTTTCCAGAACATTTCGGTGCAACGGCAGACGCCGCCGTTCTTTGCAGCCTGCTGTTCCGTACGGTGCCTTCGTTCCTGACCGGGTCGCTCGATTTATTCCTATTTTCAGCGCCAGCTTTACCGACGACTCCTTGTAGTTCCTGTCGTATTTCTTTTCTTCTGACATATCCTTATCAATTCAGATATTTTCCTCTTGACATTCCGGAAAAAAAGTGATATAATCCAAAATGAACAATGTTCATTTTGGAGGTAACGCTT